TCAGCGGAACACTCCACGGAGGACCAGGCCGTCGCCGTCCCAGTTCCAGCCGGATGGTGGACGGGACTTCAGCGTGAACCGCTCGCCGCGTTTCTTCTCGTGCGTGTCGAGGACGGCCATCGTCCTGCCGTCGAGCACGTCGACGCGCATGTCTGCGCGCGCGCCCACTTCGATCTCTCCCTTTAACCGCAGGACTGATTCGTAGAACTTGTCACCGCGCACCATCGCGCAGCAGCGATGCAGTCGCCCATCTTCGAAGGGGCCGTTGTGCGGTTGTCCGAGCACGAAGTCGAGCGGGTTACTGCCCCAGTGCCCGTTGTGGCGGTCCCAGCTCGCGATGTCACTAGGCAGCGCGGCTTCGACGGCTGACATGCCGGCAGTGATCGCGTCCCACTCAGGCGTCTCGTCGAGATGCTCGGGTCCGCTGCGCGGCTGACCGCTGATGCTCGATTGGTCCCACGCGCCGCCTCCGCGGATGCCGGCGTACGGATGGAAGCAATAGAGCGCTCCGCCCGTGATGCCCGTATTCGCGTACGTCAGGACGAGACGGAGCGGGTCATATTCCTGATTGACCGACGCGCCAGGGCCGATCGGCTCGCCGCTCGCGTGCGTGCGGACCTGCGGGATCCACTCGCGGCACTCAAACATCTTCCACACCGGCTCGAACCGGCCGCCGTCGCCGCCAGTGTCACGGTCGATATGGACATTGGCGATCGGCGTGTTCAGGCCACCATAGAGGGCGGCCGCATCCGCGATCGTGCCAGGGGCCGACGGACAGGCCAGGACACCCAGCCTATCGATGAAGATGCGCGTCAGCTCGCGCGCAAGCTGAACGGAGACCTTCTCACCATTCGACCGTTCATTGACCGGCTCGATCAGGATGAGCTTGTGCTGTTTGCCGAGTAGAGCCTCGCAGTATTTATTCGCGATGCTTTTTAGGTCGAAGCCAGGGGCGCCATCGTGGCCGTCCGCGAACGGGACCAACCAGCACCGCAGACCGAACGTGTCATACCCACGGTCGATCATCTTGACCACGGTGTCGACGTCACGCACATCGATCCGACGGTCGGCCCAGCTCTGCCCGGCCAGTCCGCTCAAGGCGCGATACCCGTGAAAGCCGGCGGTTCGGAGACTGCCGAAATTGCGCTCGAGCCGCGGGACATCGTCGCGCTCCCCCCATGGTGCCCAAAAGAGCGAGCAGATTCGAGCGAGGAATGGTCCGTCATCGTCGGCCAGGTGTCTGTTGTCCACGCGGACGCGTCCAGTGCGGGTGACGCCGCCGCCGCCCCCGGCGCCAGACTCGCCGTAGACCCGCGCGCGCGGGAGATCCTGCAGGGTCGTCACTTGACCTCCACGAACTCCACGACGTCCACGAGCCGATCGCCTTCGCGCCGGTACAGGAAGTTCTTGCCCTCGGGTTGAATCGTCGCCTTGAAGGTTTCCCACCCCTGGCGCGTGCCTTTCTTCCGTGTCACCCACTGGCCGTCCTTGGTGAGCGAGAGCGCCCGCTGCGCCGCCTCCCACTCGGCGAAAAAGTCCTCGCCGACTTTCTCGAGCGTCAGGAGTTCATGCGGGCCGGCGCCGTCACGGTCGAAATGGACCGGGTCGTCGACCTTGTCGTTCGGATCGACGCGTCCGACTTTGCCGTGTTTCTTGAGAGCGATCTTCACGGTCAGGCTCCTTGATAGACGCGGGCGCGTGGCAGAAACGAAGGTTGCGGAATGGGCGTCGGCTGGGGCCGCGGCTTGGCCGGCAGGCCGGTTGCCGTCTCGTACCAATCGGCCGCATACTCGACGGCCTCGGGCGCGTCGTCACGCTGCTCGGGCGGTAAGGTATCCGGCCAGATCCGGAATGACAGCGCCCCGAAGGCGCCAGAGGCCAGCTCGCTCACGATGATCGGCACGTCGCAGAGCGTCCGCACGGGAAGCCCAGCCGGGTGTGCGTCGTCATATCTGGCGTGGCAGCCGATGACAAACACGAAGCGCTTGCCTGACGCGCGCAGCATCTGAGCGACCGGATTCATGCGGAACTGAAAGCCTTCGTCCGTCTCGCCGTGCCGGAGGAACGCTTTCTGGAGATAGGCATCCTGCGGCCGGATCAAGGCCAGATCGTCCGGCGAGGGCACGTCAGATTCCGAGAATGCGAAGACCCCGACCTTTCTGGCATCAGCGACGGGACGCGCCAGGGCGACCGCTTGGGCAAATGACATCCCATGCCCGGCATCCTCCCCCGTGTAGATGCCGTACAGCAGTGCATCCGGGACCCAGGCGTGATCGTCGGCCGGCGCGAGGATCGGACTTTTCTGGGCGATGAGCCACGCCTTGTAGGTGCTCGAGGCCCGGATCGGAAGCACGACGTCTCCGGGCACGTCCTTCGCGTCCTTGAATGCAAACCCGCCGGTCAAAAACGGCCGATCGATCGGCACGAGATCGACCTTCGGCGGGAGGTCGTAGGACGCGAAATCGGCCAACGTCAGGAAGCGTCCTCCGCCATCATCCGAGACGGCGACCTGTGGCTCGCCCCAGGAGGCGATCTCGAGCCGCGGCTGGAGCTGAGTCGTGACGAGCGAGATCCACGCCTGGGTGCCGTCCCAGAGGCCGACGCGGTTCTTCCGGCTCACGATGCCGGACAGCCAGCCCTGCCGCTGAAGATGCCGCGAGAAGGACACGCCGCCTCGGACGGCCGGCGTCAGCTCGTCGTCGTACCAGATCGGTTCGCCGCCGGGCTCGATATCCCTGAAGCCTTGCGAGGTGTGCGGCGGCGCGCCTGGTGGATAGGGCAAGGGTCCGGGATCGGCCAGCGATTCGAGCGTGTCCGCGTGCAGGGTGAACCGCCGGTACGTCGTCGCCGTCTCCACGACAAAGACGAAGAACACGCCCACGATCGGGTCGTACTCGATCTCGCACGCCTGGTTGCCGTGCGACCGGCAGAGGTTCCGCACGGTGCCCAGGTCGTTGACGATGTAGCAGCGATCTGGCTCTTGCGTTGGGTTCTGGCCGGTCCCGATCGCGGCGACCCGGACGTAGCTGGCGGCGGCCCGGACGTGGAGCAGTCCCTTCGGCACGTTCACGGCCGCGCCGTTGAAGCGCACCTGAGCGAAGGGTGGGGCCTCCACCTTGACCAGCTCGCCATTCGGGCGCCGACAGATCGTCGTGTACGTCGTCATGCGGTAACATCGAGCCGATGGATTTCCGACCGCCAAAGCGAAAGCGAATCATTCCGAAACGCTGCATTCCGCGATACGAAGGCCCAGAACACCGTCACAACTGCTACCGTTGCGGAGAAGAAACCTTCGTCAGCACGGCATGGTGTCGAAAGTGTCTGGACGCCGCCTACAAAGAGCAGCTCCGATACCCTCGATTCGAACCGAATCCACTGCCAGATAGGCATCGCTCTCTGGCCTAAATTGGCACCCCGCACGAAACGGCCGGGACGGACGAAGACACCATCGACGCACGGCAGAGAACGGCGCGTCCCCATGTGGCTCCTCATCGCGGCTCCCGATCCGTTTCGCACGAGATCCACCTACACGCCGCCTGGATGACGGCCTTCGATGTTCTCGGCCGCGCTGTCACCGGTTTTCAGATCCTGCGCCTGCGCTTTCTCGACCGCGGCGACGACGTCTTCCTTCGCCAGCACCTTGCCAGCCGCGTCCTGAACCTGCAGCTTGCCGGCGGAAATGGCCGCATCGATCTGCTTGGCCGTGGTGACGCCGGCACTCACGTACTTGATCACTTGCTCGATTGCGAGCACGACTGCGAGAAATGGCATGGCGAATCTCCTGTATGCGTCCGCGCCCTACAGCGTGGACAGATAGCCGAGCGACGTCCGAATCGACATCGCGGCAAACTTGAGCGCCTGGTTGTCGCTCTGGTCGAGCTTTTCGAGCAGCGGACGCACCGCGTCCATGATGGCGCGTGCCGTGTTGCGGAGCGCCGGCTCGGCCGTGACGGCTTTCAGTTCTCCGAGCGCTTTATGGAGCGGCCCCGGCCCTTGCGGCAGATCGCCGACAATCGGCTGACAGGTCTTCGTGACCGTCTCGGACGGCGCCTGACTGGTCCCGGTGACTTTGATGACGCTGCAGCCGATCGTGTCCTTCGTCGCCGTCGGCACGGGCAACGAGTTCACAAGGTCATCGACCTCTTCGATGATCTTGAGGCCCTGCTCCGTCGCGGCGGCCGCCTGCACGGCTTTCACGCGGACGGCCTGGACCTGATCGGTCGTCGGATCGGTGACCACCGTGCCCTTGCAGGACACGCCGGCCGTGGATAGCACGAAGGCCGCGACGAGCGCGGCGTAGTGAGACGTTCGCATCGGTCGCATTGGACTTATCCTCCTGAGCCGACGGTCATGACCCCGCGGCGATACGTTTTGATGGAGGTCCGATAGAGCACCTCCTGGAACACGAATTGACGCAGCGTCTCGAACGCGGCCGAACTGATGGTGCCGAAAAGCAGACCGCTGATGGTCAGCACGCCTTGTGTCGCGTCAAACGACCAGTGAATGCCGAGCGCGGTCGCGGCGGCGGTGGCCAGACCGAGCATGCGCTGAAAGACCCATGCCGTCGTCTCCGAGACCGGCGTGAACCATTTCTGGCGCTTGAGAAATTCCAGCCCGGACGAGATCAACCAGGCGTAGACGACCGAGGCGCCCCATTCCTGCGTCTCGGTGACCGCCGGTGTTGCTTCGGGGGGTGCTCCTGCGGCCTGGGCGAGCAGGACCAGAACCGGCCGGAAGAGCAACGGCACCGCCAGACAGATCGCGAACCACGTCGTCAGATCGAACGCTTGATGCACTCGCTTCACGGTCGCCTCCTCAGAGCACCCGAATCCCGACAACTTCGAGCACACGCACAACCAGCACGACCGACGGCACGACGAAGGCCACGTGGAAGAACGTCTTGACCTTGCCTGGGAGCGTCGTGGTGTCGATCGCCCACGAGAGCAACCCGGTCACGAGCACGGCGAGAATGAGCAGGACCATGTTTGTGTTCTCCTCAGTCGATGAACGACGCGGTACGACGGAGATGTCCGTGCAGGGCATGGAGACGGGTCGTCTTGTGCGTCTTCAGAAACGCGTCCACGGCCGCGTCCATGTCGCGGGTCACGTGGAACTCGATCCGCGCCCGAATCAGCGCCGCCTTGATCTCCCGGCAGGCGACGGGATCGCGTGCGACCTGGTCCCAGGCGGCGCGCGTCTTAGGCCCAGGCACGCCATCGATGGCGCCCGGGTCGTGGCCAAGTCGCTTCAGTTCCGTCTGGAGCGCCTTCGTCGGGTCATCGACGCCGGCGTTCACCGCCCAATCGCCGAGGAACGCAAAGATCGCCTCTTCGCCGATGAAGATGAACGGCCGGACAAATTCGTCGTAGAAGAAGTCGCGCGCCTCTTGCTCCGTGATGCGCACGAATTGCTCGCGCGTGAGCGCATGGAGCCGCTGCTTCGCGCGCCAGGCGTTGTAACTCGCAATGGTGACGCCGCCGCGCGTGAGCCCGCCCGGGTCCGACGGATACTCCGTCACCTTCGGCCAGCCCTCACGGGTCAACACGTCCGACAGCAGGTCATCGATCGTCACGGCTCGTCCTCGCGATCGCGCCGGAGGCGTTCGGCCGCCATGACATCCGCGTTGAACCGATCCACAAAGAGCCGCGCCGATTTCCAATCCGCCACAATCGCCACGAGAAAGACGAAGAGCCGCGCCAGGCCGGACCCCGCGCTGAAGAAGGCGGAGGCCGAGAGGCATAGCAGAATCACCAGCAAGCCAATGGATTGCCGGCGCCGCGATCGCACCGCCAGGGCGCGTTCCTGATCGATCAGCGCCAGCTCGCGCGCGGCCGCGACATGCCGATTGAGCCGCACGAGCATGATGAGATTCAGCACGACGCCCACGCCGGCCACGATCAGGAGCGGCCAGCGGATATCAACGGCCATGGGGTCTCCTGATTAGGCGGGGGTCGGCCAGCGCCTCAAATTCCCGCTGGATGGCGTCAATGCGGGCTTCGACCTCTCGGCGCTGATGCCGTTCACGCGCGAGCCCTGCACGTTGCTGTCGTTCGGTCTCGGTCCACTCCGCGTCACGCGGATGGGTGAAAGCGGCATGGGGCGGCCGCCGTGTGCCCCGCCGTGATCGGCGCCAGAAGCCGGCGAGCCAGCGCATCACGGCATGGCTCCCTTCTGTTTGGCCAGGTCGACCGTCGCCTCGGCGAGGCCAGTGACTTTCAACGCGAGCGCTTTCCATTCGTTCTTGTCCTTCCGCTCGAGTTCGATCTGCGCTTCGAGGCGCTGTTCGGTCTTGATCGCGAGCGCCGCCCAGATCCAATAGCCCTTGTAGCCCGTGATCAGGATCACGAACAGCAGCCCGGTCACGGTCAACCCGCTCAGCGCCTGGACGAGCCGGAGAATTTCGTCTGCGGTCATCGGTCCCGATCTCTGCCGCAAAAGAAAAGGCCGCCCGATCCGCGCTTCTCGCGCGAACAGGGACGGCCTAATCTCTGCGGCCTCTTTGTTTCGTCAGCAGCGCCCCGGCCGGGCAGCTTGTCGGGTGATCATCCCTAGCCGACGAGTAGGAGCTCGACCTTCTGCCTCAGCGGGAGCTCCTCGAACGTTCCGCTGAGATTCTAACAGCTATCGCATTCCCTACCTCAGGAACTGACCGGCGTACGCATTCATCGCCGCCAGTGCCGCGGCACGAATCACGAAGTAGAGGGCGCCGAGAAAGGCCGCGCCCAGAAGCGCCAGCCCCGCGAAAAAGCCGAACAGGAACTTCGTGCCGAGCTCCTGCCAATACGTGCGGTACCACGCCACCTGATCTGCCGGTGCGATGTCCTGCTCCTCCGTCATGGGGGGAACCCCTCGAGATCCAAGTGCTCGGTTCGCACGCTCTCGTTGTCGACGTCGAGCGTGTGCTTCTCGCAGCGCATGATGCGATCGACGTAGCCGACGTCCGAGGTGCCTTCGAAATGTGTGAGCTCGACGTTGTCGCCCAGGTCCTCATTCGTGCCGCAGAGATTTTCCTCGAAACTATTGACGATCGGGCCGGTGCCCCTGAGCTCGAGCTGCAGGTCGCGGAGATCCTCAGCCGTGGCCTGCTCGCGCGTCATGTCCAGTTCGAGGACCATGGGCCGCGTGCCGTACTTCCCGATGCTGCCGGCGTGCGTCACGGGTGTGAGCTGCGAGACCCAATCTTGCTGGCCAGGAAAGGGCGGCAGCTGCTCGGGTGGCTGCGGCGTGCCGAAATTGAGCGGGCGGGCGTAGCGGCGCGCATAGAACCCTCCCATGCTGTTTTTGATCTCGTCGCGTCGCCGGTCGGATTCAAAGCTCTGTTTGAGGACATCCGTGACGTCGAGGATGTCACGCACGACCGGAGCCGCCGGCGTCACCATTGACCCGATGAGTTGCCCGTCCTTGTTCTCGCCAAGATCGATCCCGTGCAGATGGAACCGACGCGTCAGCGCGTTGAGGATCATCGTCTGGCCGTCCTGGCCGAGCAGCCAGGCACCGATATGGCCGCCCGCGACGCGGGCTTCGCTCCGCGTCTTGCAGGCCTCGAACGACGTCGAGCGAATCCGCGCATAGGGCGCGTCAGCATTGACCGTGAGGTGCGGCAGCCAGTCCCCGATCGTGTAGTTTTGCGTGACGAAGTTGATCAGGAAGTGCAGGATCTGTCGGGCCAGCGAGTCGATCATGCGGCCCGTGCCGTCCCCGGTTTCTTCAATCCCGCAAATATTGACGAGGATCGGGACCTGCCCGGTGCGGGCCAGCACCGACCGCGGCCCTTCGGCGTAGAACACGGTCAGGCGCTCGCCGTTGATGTCGCGATAGTTCTGGCTCCCGAAGGCGTCACTCCAGCCGCCTGTGCCGGGCCAATAGAACTCGCCGCTCTCCGGAAGCGCGATCCGCATGCGCGCCGGGTAATCGGTGCCGAGCGAGAGCCCGGGCCCCGTCGGCACGAACAGCGAATGAAACGCCGTCGGCGCGTGGCTGAACAACACGTACTCGTCGAGCGATTTGTTCAGCGCGGGAATACTGCGCTGGCCGGTGAAGATCGCCGGCACCACCCCTTGCGGTACCGGGTAGTGGTCGTCGGTCAGCGCCCCGTAGCCGATGGGGATAGGTTTGCCCAGCATCCCAGGATTGCCTGGACTGATCGGATCGGTCGGGTCGTTCCCCATGTTCGGGAACGTCCCGAGCGTGAACCGGCGCTGTGGATATTCCGGCGGCGGTTGAAGATCCATCAGCGATTGCAGATAGCCGGAGGCTTGCAGTTGCATCTGCAGGCCCTTGAGCGGCTTGGCGCTCGTGACCGATCCGCTGAAGACGCGCCGGGGCAGATTCGCGTCGAGGGGCGTCACCGCCCGCGCACGAATCGCGACTTCGGTCGAGACGTAGAGCTCGAGCAGGGCATTGACGAGCGAATCGGTGGCTTCAAGGGCCCGGAGCGCGCGATCGGTATCGACGAGCACCGAGGTCAGCGTTGAGCCCCGGAGGTCCCCGGACCGGTTCACGAGCGCGCGGGTGATGGTGCCGAATCGCTCGACGCGCGGATCGTCGGCCGTCGTGACGTTGATCGGCACCTTGCTGTAGCGCTTCAGCGTGCCGCCAGGGGGCGTGAGGTCCACGTAGGCGACCGGGACCTGCGCCCCACAGAGGTCGACGCCGACCGGCGGATTGACGCCGGCGACGACTTCGCCGCCCCCGACACAGGGCGAGCTGGCGGGCAACTGCGGCGGCGTGTCCACGGCCCCCAGCACAATGACCTGATCGATTTCCTCGTCGTCCTCGTCGTCCTCAGGCGGCAGGTCTTCCGGGGGACACGGACAGGGCGGCTGCGGCGCCGGGACCGGCTCGGGCGGGGGCACCGGCGGCAACGGCACCGCCGTCGGGGGTCGGAAGCCTCCGTGCATCTGGATCCCGCCACTGCACAGCGACCCGGGCGATGAATCGAAGATGTTGCCATTGGCGACCGAGAGGATCACGGCCCCATCGGACAGCCGGAACTTCGTGATTTGCGCCGGCGCGATCCCCGGGTTCGCCGTGGTCGCCGCCCAGAAGTGGATCTGATCCCGATCCACACACACCGTGCCCCAGTCGGTCGTCGCGTTGTCGTAGATTTGAATCAGCGCCCCGCCGGCGTCGTACCGTTTGATGTCGACGAAGTCCGCCACGAGCACGCCGCCATCCGGCAGGAGCGCGATCCCGCGCGCCTTTTCGGCCCCGACCGCCGGCGGCAGCGTCGCAAAGTCCGCCAGTTGAACATCCGAGACGACGTCGTATCGCTTGATCTTGCGGCCCAGCGACGTGTAGAACATCGTCGCGCCATCCGCGGCAAGCTCGATCGCCGGCGTACCGCCCAGGTCCGGGGCCGCCGCATACGCTTGCACGAACGCGCCGTCAGGCGCGTACTTATTGATCGGCCGTTCGGCGGCCAGCCCCGTCCCGACGGTTTCACCGCAGGGCGTGCCGCCGCCGCCGCCGTGACCGGCGTAAATAAATCCGTTCACATCTTGCGCGAGCGAGTGCGTGTTCGTGCCGGCGCCGCCGGTGTGGTGCGTCAGGAGGTTGAGGTTGTGATCGAACTCCACCAGCGCCGGCCCGTTACTGGCCCCGCCGATCGGAATGTTGCGTTCGGCGGCAAAGAAGATGTGGCCGTTGGCCGCGACGACCGAGCCTGCCGGTTCCTCTCCAGGCAGAAACACCCGTCGCTTGAGGGCACCCGTCGCGTCGTAGAGATAGACGTGCTTATTGCCGACGAGAACGTCCCCGACCGCCGGCGCGGGCTCATAAAAGAGCACCGGCTGACTGAACAGGAAGTGTCCGGCCTCAGTCGTGACGTTCGTCGATCCGGGCGTGAGATCTGGTCGCCCGACGAATCCGCCGGTGACCACCGCGCCCCAATTCGATTCGACCCCGCGCCCGGCCGTGAGCGCATTCCTCGAGATAAACCCGAGTTCAATGACCAGGCGGTCGCCACGCTGACAGGTGACGGCACTTAGGGCCTGCGGGGCATCCAACGACCAGCCCTGCGGCCCGGCCGACGGGATCTCATTGGACAACGGATCGGTGTAGGTGTCGAGGAGCGTGCCGCGGACGGCATCAGTCTCGCCCACCGTCACGAAGACGTGGAGCGCCCAGGAGCAGTCGGAGTCCGCCGCGAATGTCCTGGCACCGATGACAAGGTCGATCGTGCCGCCGAAGGTCTGCGCGTCGAGCGGCTCGGAGACCCACCGGTCTAACCCAACTTTGACGGTTCCGGCGGCGGTCTCTGTCCCCGAGGAAATCCCTGGGAGATTGCCGCCACCCTTGTACCCGGAGAGCGTCAAGCCGGCGATGAACTCCGTCGTGATATCCCACGACCCGCGAACGGTCGTCGGGGAAAACAGGGCCGTCAGCGCGTTGATCAGGTACAGCTTCGAATAGGCAATCGACTCGTTGAAAAAGGGGCCAGCCGCCTGGTGGAGCGTCCCGCTGAAGAGCGTCCAGTCGCGACCATTCCCAGAACTGTCCGTGAAGGCATCCGGATCATAGAACGTCGCGAAATTGTAGATGTTCGTCGCGTCGATCAGGGTGGGCGCATCACGCTCCGCGCGAATCTCCGTCGCGTTGAGCGCCCGCGTGTACAGTTTGACCGACTCCTGCTCCATCGACGCATCGACGTCCGTCCAGATCGACGCCAGCGTGACGTCGCCATCAGCACTGACGATTTGCGCGGCGAGCGTGAGGTCGTCCGTGCCATCCAGTGAGGAGAGATAGAGCGAGTGCGTGGCGCCGGCCTTGACATAGGCGACGTGGTACCACATCCCGACGGTGAGAACCGGGCCCGTCACGTAGTGATCCGTCGGGTCGTTCCAGACGTCCAGCGCGAGCGTCTGCCCATCGCTGTCAAGACCGATCCAGACGTAGTTCGTGTCGAACTCGGTCACCGCATTGGAGAAGGTCGCGATCGATTTGAACGCGGCGGGCGTGACCACGCGATCGAGTCTGATCCAGCGCAAGTAGGTGAAGTCACCGGCACCGAACGCCGGCAGACCCGACGTCCGTCGGTACTGGACGATGGTGTTCGGTGGGTCGAGAGGCCGGATCGCCATCTACGGCACCAGCGACGACGTGAAGACTGACCGCTGCGGCGCCGTTGGCTTCTTCCTCGGCGGGGCCTGGGTCCCGCCCGTAAGGAACGTCACCGGAGCGGGCACATCGGCATAGCCGAACTCGATCGCGTTCCAGCGGTCGATCGTCCAGCCGAACCCGTCCGGCAGCGTCTCATAGACCGTCGCATACGGCTTGAACTCATTCGTGAGGGCGACGGCGGGGCCCAGGACGTCCACCCCGGCCTGACGGATGACCGGCGCGAGCATCTTGTTCGATGGCGCGCTCTTGCGCGCCACGACAATCAGGGTCGCCGCGTACAGCCGCCCATCAGGATTGTGGATGTCCTGAAACCCGAATGTGTCGATGGCGCCTGGCGTGCTCGTCGCATTCTTCGTCACGCCGCCGTCAGCCTTGATTTTGGCGACGTTTTTGTAGCGGTCGACAAACGCGGTGCGGTTCGTAAATTCGTTGTGCCCGCCAACGCTGTCGGGCAAGAACGTCTGCACCCGGATGTTCGGCCCGAGCATCATCGCCGTCGCGCCGCCGCCCGAGCTGTCTTGCATGATCGAGTTGCCCAGGCGGGCATTGGCGACGACGGCGTGGTGCGTGAACTCGTTCCAGGCGCTGCTGCCGTTCTGCGTGTCCAGCCCCGTCGCGTTAACAAAGACGGAGGTCGTGCCATTGGACGTCACGAGCACGACGACGGACCCCCCGCTGTGATCGACCTCCACCTGGACGTTGAGGTGGAACGGGCGTGCCACATCGAGCGCCATCGTCGAGGCGGCGATCTCGACGTCGTCGCCTCGACGAATCGAGAGCGTGCCGTCAGGGTTGACATCGATCTTCACGTGGACCGTGCCGGAGAGCCCGAACGAGAGCAGCGTCTCACGCGCGGCCGGCAGCGCCGCCAGGTACCGTTGGGCGCCCATGATGAATGCGCCCGCGGGCGCGCCGCCCGGGAATGGCGCCGTCTTCGTGATGGACGCCGTGGCGTCCAGAAAGACGAGGCCCGTCCCCCCGAACGGCCCGTAGAGGCCGACGTCATACGTCCCGGTGGCGGAGGTGTAGCCGGCGGGTTGGTCGAGGAGATGCGCGGTCGTGTACCAGCCGAAATTATCCTGGTGCAGGATCGCCATCGCTACAACGCCAACCCCTTGCCGCATTCGGCAAACTCGAGATCGATCTCCGAGAGCCCCGGGTTCTCGCGCAGGATCTTCGTCACAGGCGTCATGAGATTCACGAGCCACGCATCGTTCAGCGTGCCATCCGGGATGAGCAGAAAGGGCCGCGACCGCCCGCGGGCGTCGCGCTCGAGTGAGATCAAGAGATTGCGCAGCGTCTGATCGAGGAAGACATGGCCAGACTTGTCGCGCAGCCGTACGCCCATCTCGTACGGCAGCCGCACGCCGTAATCCGTGCGATGGATGTTCTCCGGCACGGTGGGGTGCTGCTCGTTCTCGGACGCCCGGCGGGAGAAGTCGATCGGTCGCAGGGTCTGAATGAGCAGCAGCTCGGCGATCGCGACGACCGTGGCCGCGCCGGTAATGGCGACGTCCCAGGTCGTGCTGGTTGTATTGGCCAAGCCACGGTAGTCTTTCCACGGGTCCAGGGGGTGACCGTCTTCCGGCAGCGCGGCGACCGCGAGGCCATTGCTGAATCCGGAGGTGTTCGTGACGGTGATCGTCGCGCCGACCAGCTTGTGATGAATGAGGGCGATCGCTTGGAGCGTCTTCGCGGCCCCGAAGGTGGCGCGAATCGTGGCGGCACTGCCCGTCGATTTGAAGACGGTATGGGCAATACCGTCTTGGAGATTCGTGAGCGGAAATTCTGGATCTTCCGCGCCGGTGAGACTCAGCGTCGCCTGGGCGGTCAGGATGTCCGACGGCAGGCAGAAGTAACTGCTCATGAGGTGGCCGCCCGACGGATGGCGCTGCCGAATCCGTGGGTGTTCAGCACCGCTTGGTCCGAGATCCGTTCAATGAACACGCGGCGATCGACAATTCTGGCCGAGAGGGTGTCGTAGGTATCGCCGCCGATGCTCACCGGCAGAGTGAGATAAATCGGCGGGTGCGTCGGGAGGCTCGCGGCGCTGACGGTGCCGGCCGCGGCGGCGTTCTCGCCCGCCGACCGAGCGCTGTGCACCAGGCCGAGCGCCACGCTCGGCATGGCCCAGCGGTCGGCGAGGGCCTGCGCGTCGCGGAGCCGCGACATGAAGTCGGCCTGCCACGCCGCGCCGGCCGCGCGCGCGCGCTCGAGCTGGAGCGGGATTTCTTTCAGGCCGCCCGGCGAGGCGCCGAAGTTCAGCCTATTGACGGCGCCGGCGGCCTCATCGGCGGCGCTCACCGCCAGGTCGCGCCAACGTTTCCAGGGGCCGTCATCGCGCAGCTGGCTTTCCACCGTGCCCAGCTCGACTTTGATTTTCTCCGTCGCATCGCGCTTGATGCGATCGGCTTCCGCGACCGCGGCGTCGGCCGCCGTTTTCCAGGCCGACGGCACATCGCCTTTGAGGGCCTTGATGATCGCGCCGAGGCCCTCCTTGAGGATGTCGTTCGTGGTCTGCTGCTCGGTCCGGAGCTGCCCATCGGCGCGCATCTGATCGACGATCGCCTGCGTCTCGTCATCGAGAGCCAGGCCGCGTTCCTTGCTCAGCCGGATCAACGTTTCGATGAGGGGCCGGATGGCTTCCTTCGCATCGGCCTCGGTGAAGCCGGCCGCCGTCAGTTGCCGGTAGGCACTGAGCCCCTGCTGTTCGAGCCGGGCAAAGGAGTCCTGCGTCAAGCCATTCAGATTGGCCTGCGCAATAGTCAGCTGATTGAGCGTGCCGATCTGATCGAGGAGCGGCTTGTTCTCGACCGTGAGCTCACGCCAGCGCTTGAGCCGGTCGAAGGCCTCCGTCCCGGCGAAGCCGAAGCGTTCGGCGCTGGCGATCAGATCGTCGATCGCGGGGCCCACGGCCGACACCGATTCCGGGATGCTCTTGCCCTGCGCGCGCCAGGTGTTGAAGCTGTCCAGGACGATCAGGCTCGCGCGGTCAAACTCGGTTTGGAAATTCGCGACGATGGTGGCGTTGGCGGCCGCGATCGCCTCGGCCGACGCCTCGGCCTGTGCGCCACTGGTCTCCGTCAGACGCCGGAACTCGGCCTCGACATTCGCACGAATCCCCGCGAGCAGGCCCTGCGTGGCCCCGCCGATGATGTCCAGCTGGCCCTGCACGGCCTGATTGATACTGTCGAGCTCGAGGCCCAGCGCGCGCGCGCGGTCGATCAGGGCGCGGAAGTTCGCATCCCACGCGACGCCGGCCTTGTCGGCGTAGGCGACAAACTCGCTGACGAGCCCATTTAATTGGTCGAGGGCCAGGGCGCCGCTCGCACCGCCCTGGGCGATCAGATCGAGCAGGGGTCGCGCTTTCTCGGCCATCAGGCCAATGTTCTGCGCCGTCAGACCGCCGAGCTCCTTGATGATCGACTGCAGGTTGAGAGCGACGGCTTGCTGACGTCGCAGTTCAATCTCCGCCGCGCGTTCCGGCGTGCCGATCCCCGCCAAGGTCGTGGTCGGGTCGAACAGCTGCGACCGCGTCGCTTCGATCTGTTCCATCAAGTCACGGGAGAACGCCAGATGGGTGTTGGCGTCGCCGAGCGCGGTCGCGAACTCCCGCGCCAGCGCCTCGGTCTCGCGCATCCGGTCTTCGAAGGCGCGGAGTTCCGTGGCCGACTGATTGATCGAATCCGAGAGGCCGCTAAAGAACGAGTAGGTCGCGGTGAACGAAGCAATGCCGGCGGTGATCTTCTCGGCGGTGGTCGCGCTAAGCTTGTTGGCCTTGTCCAAGCTGGTAATCAGCTGGTCCACGGTCGCGATCGCCGTGCCGACCGTACGCGAGATCGCACTCATGCTGCCATCGGCGATCTGGGCGATCTGCTGAAATCCGCTCGCAAGACTGCTGAGGGCCGTGTGCCATTGGCCGACGATATCGCCGCGGACGGCGCGCTCGGCCGCCTGCCAACGCTCCCACGCGGCACGGAGGGCGTCGGCGGTGAAAACGCCAGCCTCGCGCATCTGCTCGTAATCGCGCCGGGCCTCAGCGGCCGTGCGTTCGAGCTCCGCGCGCGTCTCGACGCCGCGGGCCTTCATGCGCTCCACGATGGTGTCGGCGGTCCCGAGCGCCAGGTCGCGTTCGTGCTGGTAGTACTCCTTGATGCGCTGCTCAGCGACCTGGTAGTACTCCGTGTTGGCGAAGCCTTGTTTCTTGAGCGCTTCGAGCTCGCGCGTTTCGGCCTGCCCAATCTCCAGGAGGCGCTTGGCCGTGCCGGTGGTGCGCGCCAGTTGCAGGCGGTTCTCGGCGTCGATCTCGATCTGGATGACCTTGAGCAGGTTCTCGGCGAGGTGCTGCGCGCCCTTCTGTTGTTCCTCGTAGTACTTCTTCGTCCGCTCAGCGGCGTCCTTTTCGTTCTCCTTCTGCAGCTTGAAGAGGGTGCCCTGAATGTCGGCCTGCGCCTTCAGCGCGACCGTGCGGGCCTGTTCGGCCTCGGAGACGGCATGCACTTCGCCGGCGGTAAAGCGGTACGCCTTGGCGATATCCGATTCAGACTTGCCGGCCTTGAGCAACGCCGCGATCTGGTCGTATTGCGCCTGGGTCAGCGTCGAGAGACCCGTCTGAATGTTCTGCAGCGCCTCGGCGCGCTCCTCCTCCTTGCGCGCGGCCTGTTCATTGGCCGTCGTCGCGTCCTGAAGCTGCTCTTTGTAGAGGTGGACCGTCGCCGTCGTGAGCTTCAGCGTCTTGTCGCGGGCATTGAGCTTTTCGGCGACATGTTCTTCCGAGTCGCCCATCTTCAGTCCGGCGGCGATTTCGTCCTTCGTCGCCTGCGACAGATTCTTCAACTGGAGCTCGGAGTCTTTCAGCCGGCTGACGTACGTGACCTGCGCCTGCGTGGCGCGCGTCACCGAGGCCGTGAGCTGATTGGTGAGCCCTTGCGCCTCGGCGATGGCCTTGTTCGACTCGTCGATCAGTTCCTTGCGTCGCGCCGCGGCGGCGGCATCGCCCTCGCCGAAGCCGACCTTCGCCGTCCCGAATCCCTGCGCGATCTCGCTGGCTGTTTGTTTGGTGCTGATCGCCTGACGCGCGATGAGGACGAGCGATCCGAGGATGTCGGTGGTCGTCGCCTGCACGTCGGCCTTGAAGCCGCGCCAGGCCGCCGTCGCCTCACTGATGGCCTTGAGCTGCTCCTCGGTCGAGACGCGCGCGCTCTTGCCGAGCGATTCAATGTCGGCACGGACTGCCGGCGCGACTTCCTTCCACGTGCGCCCGAGCAGCACGGTCGCGGCATCATTGCGTGTGCCGGCGCCCGTCGTCTCATTGATCGCTTTGGTGACGATGAAGAACTGCTCCTCGACGGATTTGCCGTCGAGCCGCTCCATTGAGAGGCCCACCGATTCCAGCGCGGCCTTGACGCTGTCGGACGGACTGGCGAGCGCCTTGCTCAGATTGAAGGCCGAGAGCGCGAGCGCGCCCTGGGTGGTGTTCGTGCGCTGCTCGACATAGTCAAACCGCTGGAGCGTGTCGGTCGTGAGCCCGGTCACGTCCTTGAGGTCGAGCATCCGGCTGGCGCTATTGACGGCCTCCACCGCCATCTGCCCCAGCCCGCTCGCGACGCGGTCAATGATGTTGGCGATCGAGAAGGCGCCAGCGAGTTTGGCGACCGACCCGGCCAGCGCACTCGTCGCGCCCGTCGCCTTGGTGCCGCCGGTCTCGACCTTCGCCGTGGCCGTCGAGACGACGTTCCCGAACTGGTCGTAGATGGTGCCGGCGCCTTTGACTTGCGCGACGATGCCGCCAAGCTGCCGCTCCACGCGTTGCAGCGTGTCGATCGCTTGTTGGGCGTCGGCGCCCAGGCGCAGGGTCAGATCGTCGGCCATCGCGTCAGAATCCGTGTTTGAGCTTCAGCTCGTGCATCAGGCGCCGGCGGTCGTCCTCCTGGATCCCGGCCAGAAAGATGCCGAGGTCGAGGTTGAGGCGCCAGAGCGCGCGTTCGGTCGGGTCATCGAGTCTCGTCGGCAGATCCGGCGGGCACAGCCAATGACTCGGCGGGGTCCGGTACCGCTGAGCCATCTGATCGATCAGGTGCAGGAACGGATCGTTCCTGGCTGCGAAAAAGCCCCACCTTCCCGAGATTGATCGCCAGTCGCCGCGCGAGCCCGGCATCCATGAGCCCCAGCCAGATCCCGTCGGGGACGTCGGTCACGACGAGCGCGGCCGGATCGGGCGGCGGCCCATCCGGCGTCGACGGCGCGACCACCTTCGGCTCGAGCACCACGGCCATCGCATAGGCGCGGGCGACTTCCAGGATCTCGGCACGGCGGTGCGGGCTCTCGAGAATGGTGCCGACCGTACTCCCCGGATAGTGCGAGGCGAAGGATTCGATGACGGGCGTCGGAATCGACCCGAGGAAGATCAGATCTTGGAAGCCGAGGTGTCGGCACTTGAAGACGAGGCCGGGCCCGACCTCGTAGTACCAGATCAAGGCATTGCGAAACGCGTCGGCCGAGACCGGGATCGGCTCATGCCCGTTCACTGTCGCCGTGCTGTCCATGACGTCACGCCCCTGTCGCCCGCCGGTCGTGAGAAGAAAAGCGGGGTCGAGTCGCCGGCGGGCGTGTGCCTCGTGCTCGACCCCTACGAACCGGAGATCCCCCGGCCCGATCTCGTTATTTCTCGAAGCGGTAGTAGCCCGCGCGATCGCCCGCGTTCCTGGACGTGTCTTCCATCGCCTCGAAGCGCACGCGGAACATCGACTCCTTCGTCCGACTGAGCGGAATCTGGTAGCCGGCCACCGTCGCCACCTTGTAGAGCTGCACGATGATGAACTTCGTCGGCGCGTACGGCTGGCGCGCGGTCGCCATGACGCAGGTCGTGTTCGGGACCAGGGCAGCGTTGCCGCCCCCCCAGTAGAAGGCGTCCCCGGCGCTGATCGTCTCGGTGCCCGCGCTGTTGAACGCCTGTTGCAGCGCGAAGTACGTCTGCTCGAGACAGGTGAACTCGAGCGAGGCGCGCTGATTGATCGTGAACGTGTTGATGTAGCCGAGCGCCTGCTCGGCCTCAATCAGCTTCTGTTCCGGGTTGTAGACGAACGTGGTGTCGCCCTGCGTGAGGCCCATCTCGGTGCCCGACGCGGGAATGCCGTCCGTGTGGGTCGTGTAGGTCGGCGGCGTGCCGGTCACGGCCGGGGTGACGCCCGCGAAGATCCTGCACGCGCCGAGATGAATCTTGCCTGCGTTGAGTGCCATGACTCTCTAGCCTCCTTAGAGCACGAGCGTCCGCTCGATCTCCGTCCGAACCTCAAACCCCTCGCCCGCCGTGCCACCCGCGATGCTGATGGCAGCGACCCCGACAAACATGTCCGTCCCGTGCACCCCGACGTCGATCTCGACGCCCGCGAGCGTCCCGTTCGGAATCGTCACGATGACCGGCACAGTGGTCCGGTCGATCGTCTTCATCGTCAGCGTCGCCGTGATCGTCGCGCCGCCGATCGCGGTCGTCGTTTTCACGACGGTGTTCGCCTTGCCATAGAGCGACTGATCGATGTCGCTTGCCGGCGTGAATGTCCCCGCGCCGGCGCCGCTGACGGCAAACGATCCGAGCGTCACCACCGCCGGCGGAAACGCGTTCACGGCGTCGACCTGAATCCCGAGCTTCCGGAGATCGGGATGCGCCCGCGCGTCTTCAGCCGTGAGCAGCCGGTTCAGCCCGCCCGTGCCGCCATAATGCGCGTCGAGCGCGACCTGGAGCGGCTCGCCGAGCAGCGTCCGAAACAGCGCCGCGGCGTGGACCAGATCGCGCCGCGCCTCGAAAGCCAGGAGCAGCGCCGTCGCGTCCACGCCGGTCCCGAGCGCATCGACGAGCGTCACGCGATTATTCTCGGCCCCCTCGGCGATGCTGTCTGGCGTCGTCGCGTCGACCCCGACCGCCTCTTCGAAGAGCTGGGCGCCCTTGGCCAGGGAGTCCAGGATCGTGAGGAGGTCGGGGATCCCGAGGAGCGCCATCGGTCGTCAGGCGCTCTCGCCCGTCGCCTTCGCCTGGCGCGCCGCTCGGCCCTCCGGCTTGCCGCCCTCGCCTTCGAGCCGCTTGCGTTCGGCGGCGATCTCGGCGTCGATCGCCTTCACGTCGCCGCTGACTCGGGCGCGCGCGGCCTCCAGAATCGAGATGCGCTCGTGCGGCCGCGCCGTCTCGAGCTGCGCCTGCAGGTCGGCCGTCGCCTGGTCGCCGGTGCCGATCGGGACGAGCTCGCCGGTCGGCAGGACTTCGTCCACGAGGTGCTTGACCTCGTGGGCGATCTCCGTCCGCAGGTCGACGTCAGTGCCCTCGCCGAGCACCTGGCCGTCGTGCGGGAGCTTCGCCCCCTTCTTCACCCGACACCGCATGGCTCACTCCTTTGGTCTCCGCGGCCGCGCCTTCGGACTCGGCCGGCTCGCCCGGCTGGGCGACCCAGAGCGGATGGTCTTTGTTCATCTGCATGTCGCGGATCAGGCTGACGAGCGTGTGGGCGGCGAAGGCCGTGCCGTCCGGTCGCTTCGGCCAGGCGCCCTCGCCTTGCGCGGCGATCGCGGCGCGGAGGTGCTCATCGGTGGGCGTGCCCGTGCCGCTCGCTGTGGTCGCCTCCTCGATCACCTGTTTTGCGAAATGTCTGATTGCCATAACGTCTGTACCTCCGCCGTGCAGGGAAGAACGGCCCCTCAGTTCTTGAAGACGCCGACCGTGACGCTCGTGACCGCCGAGTACGTGAGCTGCACGCGCCCGTTGGTGTCGAGGTAGGCGGCCAAGGGCGACGGCGTGCGGATCTTCCGGCGCTCGCCATTCGTCACGGCCACCACGACGTCATGCGCCGCATTCGCGACGCCGAAATTGCAGGCCACCTGGGCGACAAAGGTCACGTTGATCGGGCTGCCGCCGCCATTGATGACCTCGAGATACTCGTTGCCATCGGCGGCGTAGCTGTCACCCCCGCCCGCGGCGGCGGCGAATGTCGGATTCAGACCGGTCTTGGAAATCGTCTGGACGCTCAGAATCGCCATCGCGTGTCGCTCCTCAGGTCTGGCTGTAGACGACCAGCTCGATCGTGCCCATCTTCACGAGCGTCGCCTCGGCCCCCGCCCACTTGGCAATGGGGTCGTAGTCCTCGTCTTCCGGCTGTGCCGATCCGCCGAGGTACGGGAAGAGGCGCATCTCATCGCCGGGATCGGTCGAGAAGAGCCGTCGGGCGGCGAGCACATACCGTTCGACGTGATCGGTGATCGTCTCCTCGTCATCGCCGGCCACCGCGAAGCGAATGGCGAGCAGATGCGTCCGCGCCGGCGACCAGGCGCTATCGCTCGTGCGGATACTTCGCACGGCCAGGATTTCCGCGTAGGGCATCTCGGCCGGCAGGATCTTCCGCTCGGCGCGCGAGACGCGACGTAAGGGCTGCACATCCAGACCGTCGCCCGCCTCGGCGGCGAGCTCGGTCAAGACATCGCGAAAGTCCTGGCCCTCGAGCAACGTCTTGACGCCGCGCTTGATGGCGGTGACTGAGGCGAGGCCGGCCGCGGTGACCGTCACAGCGTCGAGCCTCCGGCGCCGCCGACGACCGGCAGATCGCCCGACGCGACGCGCAGCGCGAGCGTCGTCCGGAGGCCGGCGGCCTTGGCGCGATCGATGGCGTACCGATGCAGCAGCCGGCCGAGCGTCTCGGAGGCGCCCCGCATGAGGAAGAGCACGCGGCGCCGCGGCGGGCGCGATCCTTTCGGCCGCTGATGATGCCGGGCATACGGGATCCGTGTGCCGATGACGAGCGCCTGCTGCGTCGCTTCGAAGAGGCCCTCGGGGCCTGGGCGGTCGCCACTGTAGGTCAAGGACCGTTTCAGCGCGCCCGAACGCACGAGGATCGGTCGCCCCGGATACTTCTTCGCTTTCCAGGCGGCATACGCCGGCGAGAGCGGCGCCCAGCCGCCGACCGAGCCGCCCTCGCTCTCGAAATTGTCCTGGATATCCCGGTAGAGCTTCGGCGCGACATAGCGCGTCCAGAACTCGCGGAGATCGGAGAGGTCCTTACGCACGGCCGGCAAGGCGACCTGCACGAGGTCCTCGCCATCGATCGAGAACTGCAGCTTGAAGACCGGCAGCGTCGAGGGCGCGGCGGCGCCAATGATCGTCGCCATCAGAAGACCTGCGCCCGCGTAATCCGCGGCGCGTCGACCTCGAAGTCGCTGTAGCCCTCGTCGGCGAACGACCCGCTTCGATCGATTGGCGATTTCAGGATGCCGTTCGACTGGGTGGCATCGGGCAGCGTGAAGGGATCGTCCGGGTCCTTCAGCGCCTTGATGCGACTGTCGTAGTACCGCTGGGCGGCCGTGGCCGCGTCGAGGAGCGACGAGTCGGTGCCGAAGGCGCGCGCCCGTAAGAGATGCGCCAGCGCGCCATGCGCCGTGAGGTCCTTGAGCAGGATGCGCGACTCGGTAGCCTCGGCCGCGATCGGGACCGGGTCAAACCCGATCGTGCCGAAGATCGCGTTGAGCTCGGCCTCGACCTTGTCGAGAAAGGCCTGGACCTGCCCCTCGTTCGGCGTCGTGTTCGCGTTGATCGCGATGTTCGGCGCGAGCGCTTTGACGTCGGACACCTGGGCGTAGGTCGACATCGGCTACGTCCCGATCTGGGCCGAGAGGGTCAGCGAGGTGGCGCCGGCGTACGTGCCGGTGGTGGTGTACTTCACGCGGAACTCGCTGCCGAGGAAGCCGTTCAGGATGGTGTCGTCGGCGAGCGCGCCATCCGAGACGGCGATGGCCGCCGCCAGCGCGATCGCGCCGTTGACGGCGGAAAACTTCTTCGCCGCAGCCGTGGTGAAGGCAAACGCCATAATGTCGCGCCAGGTCCCGCCGGACACGCGCGTTTGCACCCACGCCTTGGCCGTCGTCCCGCCCGATCCGTAGGCGAAGGCGGCTTCCACCAGGAGATAGCGCGGAGCCGATCGCGCCTTGATCACCTGACCGACCTGCCCCGTGACCGCGCCGGCAATGGTCGTGGAAGGAAGGAGCGTCGTCGCCATGGCCTCAGAGCCCGGCCTCGTGGCGGGAGGCCGCCGTGTTCTCCCAGTTGATCGGCGCGTCCCGATCGAGCGCGCGCTGCTCACGACTCTCACGCTGCGCTTCCGAATCGAGCCAGGCCTGCTTGAAGGCGGCCTCGCGTTGGTCGTAGTCGAATTGACTCTCGCCGGGTTGCCGCGGCTCCATGGCCGGCGGGCCGTCCTGGACCGGCCGATGTCGCTTCCGCCCATGGCTCTCGAGCGCGCCGGCCGTGAGGAACCTGGCACCGCACTCGCCGCACGGCACGGGCGTGAGCTCCGGAGTGATGGCCTCGATGTAGCCCAGTCTCACCAGGCGCTCGTCGTTGGGTTGACCGGTCAGCTCGAGGACCTGATCGCGGTCGTAGGTCTGGCCACCGTAGCGGCCGGGCCGACGCATCCGGTAGCGCGGTCGTTCAGGTTTCGGCGGCGGCGCCTTGTCCGCCGTTTGGGTTTTGCTGGCCACGGGTCACGCCCCTTCTCCGTCAGGTTGAAGAGGGGCGGCCGCGCCTCCGAGGGTCGGCGGCGGCCCGAGCCCCTCTCAGGTGGTCTCGCGCGCTACACCACGACCGCATCGAGGAAGGTCGCCGAGCGCGCGCTCGTCACCTTCTGGTCGAAGTAGCTGTTGCTCTCGATGATGTCGACTTCGCTCTCTTCGTTGCGCATCCGCTTGATGTACGTCGGCTGTGCCGGCGCGCCTTCCCGGGCCCACCAGAGCGTGTAGCAGGCGCTCGGCTCCATGACGGAGGGCGAGCGCGAGACATACGCCAGGAGCGCCTTCTTGCCCCAGATGCGCTGGTAGACCACGGACGCTTCGGCCGTGCCGAGGAGCGAGGTCGTGTGAATCGCGCGGCCGATCAGGAGGCGATCGATCTCGAGGAGCGAGGCGACGAGCTCCGGACCGAGCAGGCTGCGCTGCGTGTACTTCACCATGTCGACGAGGACCGGATTGAACTTCAGCCCCAGCGACCAGACGTCGGGCCCCAGCACGAGCGTGTTCGGCGTGAAGCCGACCCGCATCTCGATCTCGTTGCGGTAGGTCTCGATGTCGACGAGCGGATTCGATCCGCCGACATCGTCCCATTGCGTGAAATCGACGGCGCCGGTCTCGTCGTCGCCCCAGATCGTGGTGGCGAAGAAGGAGGAGGCGGCATTGATTTCCCGCTTCATCAGGATCTTGTCGGTGACAAAGCGTGCGCTGAGCTGCTCGAGGTTCCAGGGCGCGGCGGCGTTGGCCTTTGTGTCGTCATCGATCTCGTGCCGGAAGGAATACCGGTGCGCGTAGTAGGCCGAGCTCGTGACCCCGAAGCCGATGCCGCGCGAGGGCGTCCCGGGCGCCCGCTTCTGCGCCGCGTCGCGGAACCAGTCGGACTGGAGCGTCGCCGGGACGAGGCCGCTCTGCACGTCGACGCGCACGAGCGGGCAGAGCTCATCGGCGATATAGACGGGATTGCGGTAGCCGATCACAATGTTCGTGAGCAGCTGATCAACGTAGAGGTCCCGCGAGAGCGGATTCATGCGCGTATCTCCTGTGGCTGTCCCTGTCCCGTACCCGTCCCTCGGCGGCGTGCGGCCGCCGCGCCGTCATCAGGCGGCGAAGTAGGCCAACTCGAGCTTGACGGCAATGATCTGGCCGTCTTCGGTCGCTGGTTCCTGCGCGCGCGCGACGACGAAATCCTTGTCGGTCGTCGTCTTCACGAGCTTGCCGTTGGCGTCGGCCTTGAGCGCGTCACCGTAGGCGATGTCGGTCGTCGCGTCGACCACGGCCTGGCTGATGTCGCCGGGCCGCAGGCGGACCGCGGCCGCTTCTCCGGCCTTCGGCTTGTTCTGGAGAATGCCGACGACGACGTTGCCGGCCCCCGCCAAGGCGACCTGCGGTGAGGTCGTTCCCGGCTTCACGCAGTAGAACTGCTTCGCGCTGAGATCGGTCTCGGCGACGTACGACTCGTCATGCGACAGTGCGGCTTGTCCGAAGAACCCCATGATGCGTCACCCTTCTGGGCCGCCCGGAGGGCGGCGAATGCACGACCTCGTGGCGCGTGCCGCTAGTTGACCGCGCCCTTGCCGACTTTGACCTCGGTCTCCTTGACGTACCGCGCGTAGAGCGTCGTGTTGGCCGAGAAGACCTGGGCCTGCGCCTCGGCCTCGGTGAGCTTCGGGTCGGCCGCGCGCAGTTTGGCGATCTCCGCCATCACCGTCGAGACCGCCGATCCCGCCTCCGGGCCCTTCTTGCCGTGCCCGATCTCGCCTTCGGCGATGCGCTGCGGGAAGCCGGCCGTGACCGCCTCGAAGAGCTCGCGGTTCGACAGGTACAGCTTCTCGAGCGGCTCGCGCTGCCCATCGGTGGCGCGCCCGCCGGCGACGAGCTTCTCGACGGCTTCCTTGGCATCTCGCGTGGCGATCGCCGCCTGCGCCGTCTTGTTGTCCGTCTCGAGCTTGTCGACGCGGCCGGTCAGAGCGACGTTGTCGGCCAGCAGCTTTTCGTGCGCCGCCTTGTCGGGGCGCGCGGCCAGATCGGCGCGGAGCTGCTTGACGACCTCCAGCCCCTCGATCGCGGTCTCCGGGACCTCGATGTCCTTGTCGCCCACGCGCAGCTTGATCGTCTTCATGTCTCCGTCTCCCTGGGTGCGCAGCGCCTCGGCGCCGAGCGGCTGATAATCCACCACGACTTCAACCGGATCGCCGCCGAGCGTGACCTCGCCGTCGGCGCCGATCGCGTAGCTCTCCTCGAAGTACTGCAGGCCCGCCGACGCGCTGGACTCATAGACCACGCGGTCCTCTTTGGTGGCCAGGACGTAGCAGTAGGCTCCGGTATTGGCGCTGCGCTTCCTGAGCGCGCGCTCGATGAACATGCGGCGCTGCTCATAGGAGAGGTCGGCCACGAGCGCGAGGTCGCCGATCGCCGCCGTGCGCAACATGATCGGTTCCATGCCCTGCAGGAATGGGCGATTGGTGATCGCCGCCGCGAGCAGCGTGCAGCCGATCGTCTCGCCCGTCGGCGTCGTGAAGTTGAACGCAAACTCCGGCGAGATGAACTTGAACTCGTGGTCCCGCAGCCGTTCGGCCGCCGGCGGCGTCCACTCGACGCGTCCATAGAGCGCCGCGCCATCGTCGCGGGTCTCGAGCTCCTTGAACCAGCCGGCCGCCTTCCCGGCCTCGGGATCCGGCGGATCGGCCGACAGATGTTCGTAGTCGACGCAGAGCTCCGTCGGCGGGACCGGATGCTTGCCGGTGGAAAAGTTCTCGACCATCTCGCGCAGCATCGCCGGCGTGATGGAGAACTTGCGGTCGCCGCGTGTGAAGGCGCCGATGACCGCGACTTGAATCCAGCTCGAGGTCGTCCCCTGGGCGAGCGCGATCGACGCGGTCGTCCGCAGATGGATCGTCCCGCCTCGCTCGAAGACGACGATCTGCCCGTTGGAGGGGAGTCTCGACATCAGAGCGTGACGATTTCCCGGACGAGGAGCGTGACGCGGCCGGTGTTGGCGGCGTTGCCACCGCCGAACTCGCCGTCGCCGGAATTATGAAGCACGAGCGCCTTGTTCACGGCCTGCGCCTCGGTCGCGATCGCGTCGATCTTCGGGAGGATATTCGTGTGGATCTTGCCGGTCTGATCAATGAAGCCGGTCGTTTCGATCGTCTGCGAGACGATGACGCCCGACCCGTCGACATACCGCACGACCAGGTTGTCGGCCGTCTCCGTGTAGGCGCCCGTCAGGTTGAGATTGATCGATCCGTCGATCAGCACCCAGCGCCGGCCCGCGCCTGGCGCGGCGACGAGCGTGATGGGCGTGGCCCGACACGCGAGGATCTGCGCGTTGGTGAGCGGGATGGTGATCTGGCGGATCCAGGTGGAGCCGAGCCGGAGACTGCCGACCGACCCGATGCCACGCGTGAGGATACTGACCGAGTACGGCATTCGCGACCGCCTTTAAGCCTCCGGACGGGGAGACTCTGGAAAATCAGTCGCCGCTGAATGTCGCAGGTTTGCGGGCCAATGCAGCCCGGCTGATCACGTGAGCGTCAATAAACTCACGTCAGCGCACGTGGTTTCGGTAGTACTCGAGCACCGAGCCGCGACGGACTTTGACGAGGCGCCCCACTTCGATGGCGGTCAATTTCTTGCGATCGATGAGCCGGCGCACGGTCTGCTCATGGACGCCGAGGATGCTCGCGACCTCTTTGACGCTCAGGAGATCTGGGCGAGTCGGTGCCCCCGCGGCCTCACGATCCATCGCCATGTCAGTGGCGGGCGCCATGGATCGGCCCTCCTGGCGCGACGATCGGGGACGGCTGCTGCGGGCCGACCGTGAGACTGATCTCGACCGGCCGGCCCGCCTCGGCTTTGACATGCAGCAGTTTGATGACGTAGATCGTCCGGCAGGCCGGGCAGACGCCGGCAACATGGCCGCCGACGATGAAGGGGACCGCGTCGCTCGGCGGCTGGCATTTGCAGCGCACAACGACGGAGGCATCGACATTGACGCCGAAGGTCTCGACCTTGGCGTCGGGTTGGAGAATCGGGAGACGGTCGTGAATCGGGATCGGTCCTGGCATTTCGCGCACGCCCTCGCTTTCGCGCTACACCGTTCGGCCCTTGAGTAAAAAGAGCCATTCGCAGCGACAACTGTCGCCGACGCCCTTGTTGCCCTCGCAGCCGTGCCAGGGCACCGGATTGTTCACGTACTCCTCGGACCCGTAGGCCGTTTCGATGCCATCCCGTGCCGTGCAGGGGACGCAGGAATCCACATCAAGGAGGCACGACCAGACGCACTTCTCGATCTCGCCCCGGTGAATCTCGGCCTCGACCTTGCGGCCCAGCCCGAAGGCCTCATTGACCTCGGCCTTGGCCGTGCCCCGCAGGCCTGCGGCGATCTCGGCCTCGAGCGTCTTCATGAGCTCGGTGCCAAGGGCCTGGCCGGTCAGCCCGCCGCGGCGCAGCCGCGTCGCCGTCTCGAGCACGCGGTTGAACCAGAGGTCATTCAACCGTTCGGCCGTGACCTTCGCCGACGTCACGAGGGCGGACGCAGCCTGGGTCGCCGTGGACGGGGTCTTCGGCTGGGGCTTGTCTTTTTTGAGGTGGAGGATGTCGCACTCGCGCGCCGACGTTGTGAGCTGGAGATCGACACCGGCGCCCTGGCGGGCGAGCTCCTGGCGCACGCGCCGGCGGCCATCCGCGAACGCGTCCTGCTGAATGGTTCGGATAGCTCGAGCGGTGAGGCCACGCTGCGGAATCGCGATCGCGTCGGGACGCAGGTCCGTGAACGCCGAGGTGGATCGCCGGCTATCGAGCTTCACGATCTTGGCGGCGAGCTCCTCGAGCTGGACACGACGAATGGCCGTGAGGCGATGCTCGAGCTGGGTGGACGCGTAGTTGAGCGTCCGCGCGATCTGCTCCGGCTGCCGCAGGAGAAAGGTCTCGAGCGGCGTCGGTTCGCGCGCGAGCAGGCGACTGTCACCCGTCGCGCGCAATCGCTCGTCGCGTGCCTTGCCGTCCTTCGGATCGGGGTCGCGGTCCTCGACGTCACGGAGATCGTCCGTGGCGTCGTCCTGAATGCTGGCGCGCCTGGCGCGTTCCTCGTCGGTCAGCGTCGGGAGCTTGTACTGATCGCGGAAGAAGTCCTCATCGTCGTCGGTCATCCGCAGCCCGCCGACCGCCACGAGCCGCGTCACTTGATTGACCATCGCATCGAGATCGGTATCGGCGATATTCGTGAAGATGAGCTTCGGATAGGGCCGGCCGGCCATCACGAAATTCTGATCGCAGAGTTCCCGAATCACCTGATTGGTCAGGTCCTCAGCGACGTCGTTGGCGACGAGCTCTAGCATCGAGGAGAAGACATCGGCGAGCGTCCGCGTGCGCGTCGCGCTCAGACCGTCGGCCTGGCCGGATAGGAACGTCGCGAGCACGTTCTGAATGATCATCGTCGAGTGGTAGTCGACGTCGTCCTTGAGCTTGACCCCGCCCTCGGATCCGATCATCGACATCAGGCTGAAATCGACATTCGGATGCTCGATGACATAGGCGCGTTCGTGGGAGCGCAACGCCCGCAAGGCTTTCCGGACTTGCTTCATCAGTGGTTCGTTCAGCCAGGCGTCGGTGGTGCCGATTTTGGCCTTCGGAATCCCAACGCCCCAGCGGTCGGCGCGGACGAGGCCGATCCGAAGGAGTTCCATGATCGCGAACCAATGGAAATAAGCGGAGCGCAGAATCGACCGTCCCCAGTAGTTATCACCCTCGCGCTGATACGTGCCAACCACGCACTTGGCGGCGGGAATTTTGACCTGCTCCCAATTCCCGTCGGGCCGCGTCGCCTGCTGAACGATCGTCTCCAGTTCGAGCGTCTCCGGATCCTGATGCCATTCCCAGATCGTGTCGGCCAACCGCGGCGCGAGTTTCGCGATCCGCCAGGTGCCGCTCTCGAGGTCGTACCGCCAGACCTTTTCACAGACGGCGACGCCGAACTCGAGCCGGGACAGCAGATGCTGGAAGGTGAGGCGCCACGGGAAGCGCAGTTGCCCCTGCCCGAAGATCGCTTCATGGCAGAACGCGGCGATACCTTCATCGGCCGGTTCGCTATCCTTCGGGACCTGCACGACTGGCGTCGAGGACAGGATCGGCGTCTTGACGATACCGAGCGAGGCGTTGACCTGGGCGAAATTCCGCATCTGTTCGTAAATCTTGATGCCCTGAGGCGGCACGAGCTGCGCCAGGTACTCGGTGCCGGTAATCACGCCGAGCCAGTTCTCCGTGCCGGACACCCCGATCTCTTTGGTGGCCTCGGGCGTGAGCGGCGGGCCGCCTTGCCCGTTCGGTTGCGCCCCCTTCGGCGGCGGCGACTTGCGGCGCGGCGCGGGCAGCTCGGCGGCGATGCGTCCGGGATCAGGCATGGGCGTCAATCCTCATCGTCGTCATCCTCCTCGCGTCCGATCAACGAGATCGCTTCCGGCAGACGTCGTCGACGGCCGCGCCGATCCTCGGTCCACAGTTCGGGTTCGCGCCGACGCGTGCGATCGTCTCGTTCGGTGACCACCATCGCCGAGGATGGCCGATCGACGCGCATATCGGCCGTGAGGAGCCGCCCCTGCCAGCGGGTGCGGTAGCCGTACACGAGGGCGGTGCCGGGATGACTGTGCTTGTCGTGGACCGGCTGCTGCCGGCCGGGGAGGACTTGGCCGTTTCGGTCCGTCGGCCAGCGCCAATCCGCCATCGCGTCGGCGAGGCGCAAACAGAAATTCGTTAGCGTGATGCGATCGTGGCGAACGAGCTGGCGGACGTGATCAATCCAGTCAAGCGCGGATCCGTCCTCAGGGCGCCCGGCGAACGGGACGGTGTGCAGCAGCATGGGCGGATCCGCGTGCTCCAAATATGTCTTTGGAGACGACAAGCTGAAGTCCCGCGCACGCCCTGCCGGGTCGCCAGCATGATACACCGGCAAACACCCGCGCGGGACTTCATTCTGCAGATCCGGCACGACCATCGCGCGCTTCGACCAATCGAACTCGCGGTCGATCGCCCACTTCTTCATCTCGTCTGGCGTCCACCCGCACGCTTCGAGGTACGCCGGGTACCAGACACTGGCGATGAGACGATGGTAGTACGTCCATGCCTTGTTTTTGTCGACAATCTCATCGAGCCAGCGCGTCGCCTGCAGCCCATCGGATTCCACCTGACCCAGACAGATGTAGGTTTCGTCAGAGACGCCGAAGTCCCAGAAGATCACGATCTGGTGTCGGGGATCCAGCAGCCCGGCGAGGGCGCGGCGGCGATACGCCAGATCCGCTTCGCCGGTGACGGGATCGCCGATCGGGCGCTTTGTCCGTCGATCGATCAGCTCGGCCACGTTCGTGAAGTGCCGGGCTGCGTCGTAGCCATCAAAGACACGCGCCTCGGTGGATCGCTCGTAATCGATGTCGAGCTCGCTGGCGATCTGCTCCGGGGTGTACTTCGCCTGCTCGTGCCGGTACCAGGCGCTCGTCGGCCGCGCGCCTTCCGTGCGGGGACACTTCGGCCGGTGTGCCGCGAATTGGGCGTCGGCCAGGCCCTTACCCGGTGTGGTCGTCCAGCCACAGAGACACGCGAGGTCTGCTGACTTTTCCGGGTGCCGGATCCAGTGATACGTGCGTTTCAGAAAGACGGATGGCTTCGCGTGGGCGATGCGATAGAAGACGTTGCCGTGCCCGTTGGCCGTCGAGTTCAACGCCAACCCGGTCTTGCAGGATTGCCCAAGGCCGGAAAACATCGCCTCACTGTGCTCGGCATGCGCCGCTTCATCGAAGAGCGCGCGGCGATAGCTGGGGCCGCGGGCGACTTGGCCGCCGGCGCCGGTTTCGCCCTTGACGAAACTGGCGGTGCGCGTGCTGCGGATTTCGAATTGCCGGCTCGAAAACGGATGCCAGAGAAACGGCGGCAGGCGATCATGCATGAACCGCAGTTTCCCGAGGAGCGTGATCGGGGTGGAGTGGGGCGCGTCGTCGACCTCGCGCGCGCGCATGCTGACGACCAGCATCGGTGTGTTGTGGCTGAAGAGCAGGTCGTACAGGAACGCCGCCATGTAGACCCAGGACGTGAGCATCTGCCGCGATTTCTCGGTCAGGAGATTCTGGGGCGTCTGGAGATCGGCCAGGAGCTCGCGGACGAACGGATAGGCCGGGAGCCGCCGCATGCGTGGGCCAGACGGATCGTCGGTGTGCAGCGTGAAACAGTAGTTCAACGCGAAGTAGGGCAGGCTCGAGGCGCAGCGGAGATATTCGCGAATGGCGTCCGTGGGCGTCGCGACCGCGGGGGGCGTCAATTCCCAGGGCGACGCCTCATACCTGGCCGGTTCCCAGATGCCAGGCCGCACTTCGTACCAACCGGCTGGCGGCACCCAGACGGAGGGATCGACCGCGACCGGACTCATCGGTTGAGACGGACTAACCGACTGAACTGCCCCTCGAACGAGCGCGACGCCACGATCCGTTGAACGCCGGAGGAGACCGTCCGGTGATCGGCAGGCGACAACATACCATCCAGCGTGCGGGCGATGCGCCGGAGCACCGCGTGCACGTCCTCGATCGGCACGGACGACGGCGTCGGCCGGACGACGAGCCCCACCGTGACCGCAAGGAGGAAGTGTCGGCGACCAGAGATAGCCATTCGTCGGTCTCCTGTTTAGGGGCCGAATCCAGGCTCGACGTACCCGCAGGTGGTGCAGCGCAACAGAATCGTCGTCTCCAGTCGGCAGTAGACTTCCCAGTCGTGCCGATGCGTGAAGCGCCGATAGACCTCGGTCAGCCAGCGCCGAACGACGAGCGCGGCGGTCACGGCGAGGAGGAAGTGACGGCGGTGAATGTGGCTCACGGCTGGTCTCGATAAGGGTTCTGTCGATGAAGTTCGGCGGCGTGCCGGACTTTGAGGGCATTCAAGGCCGGCCCAAACCTTGGATCACTTAGTTTTCGGTCCAAGACTTCCTTGTACATTTGCCGTTGGTCATTCGATAGACGAATCCGAAGATGAGTGCCGGCCTCGGCTGAGGCTACAAGAGGCTCCAGCACCTGTTCGATTGATAGTCTCCCACCAGCGGACAAGCACTTCACGCAGTGCGGAACCGACCAGAAGCCATCCGGATGAATCGTTGGAGAAGTTCGCTGGCGAGCGATGCGCCAGATCGAATGAACGTGTCGTTCGTCGAGAAGGGCCGTGCCGTGCACCCGCAATTCACCCGCAAGCCACAACATAGATTGGCCCGTTGTGCTCACATAGGACCTGCTGACGGCATCCAGTAGATGCTGACGGCAGAGTTCGTCGTCCTCCCACTGAACAGCGCACAATGCCGCGACGGTGACGGCCAAACGGGCGTCATCCGTTGTTCCTCCACAGCGAAGGATTGAGTCGACTGCGGACCTGTAGATCGGATTCGACTCACGCCCCCTTAACAGGTTGATCGCAATGGCGGTTGGGCCGAGCGATGCGCAGCCATTGAAGGCTTCGATTGTTTCGGTAATCCCCTCAGAGATGTTGCCGCAGAAATCTAGGTGAATCGCATCAAACTTGCGGCCCTGCTCGGCATAACGCGCATAAATATCAGCGACATCACCACTCGTCGCTTTGACTCCTTCAATTCCAACGGCGTGCAGTGACCCGCTGATTCGTGCGGCGACCGCAACGCGACGGGTTGCCGCAACGATGTTCTCCGGCGAGTAACCACGCCGGACGAGGAACCTGGTCTCCCAAGCCATCCACTCATCCAGCAAGAGCACTCGTCGGTCTCTCATCGGAACCGACGACAGGCACCGTAACTCCTCGAGCGCGTTCCAGACCTGACGACGATAGAGGTCTTTGTCCTTGTTCTCATAGGAATCGGCCGGGACTCCTTGTCTCCTTTTCATGGCGTTTCCTGTTCCACGAAGAGCAGCTCGCCCTCGCTGATAACGAGAATGGAGTGGCCGTCGATCTCGATCACGGCGCCGGCGAACGTGGAGCAATAGACCTTCGTGCCGATCGTAATGGTGGCCTCAGGCCCGACCGCCACGACCCGCGCCAGGCGCCCACGCCGCTCGACCTTCTCGCCCAAGGGACTTTTCTGCCCTGGCGTCACGATGCTGCCGACGCGCTTCTCGGTCACGGCGATTGTCGCCAGCGCGATCTTGTCACCGGTTGGCATCCAGCCAGCGATCGCGGCATCGATCGCCTTGTGTCGCTCGAGCTCGGCCTGCTCCTCGAGCGCAATTGTCTGTTCGATGGTCGTCACGTCTGTCCTTTCGTAACTCGATAGATGGTGGCGGCGCTCGACTCTTGCCGGAAACGTTGAATCGACCAGCCGCGATCCGCCGAGATGGCGAGCGTCGCATCATCGACGGCGATCGTCTGCTCGTGAGAGGCGAGAAGAAACGCCACAAGCATGCTGCGCAACGCTGAGATCTCGGCCTGCTGGTTGCGAACGCGGTCGGCTAATTGGCGTTCGACACCGTCCGTCATCGTCCCCTCCTTCGTTCCGCTGGCGGCGTCAACATCTCGGGCGTCACGATCGCCAGCGCCCGCAGCTCCTTCACCGAGAGCTCCACGCCGAAGCGGTGCCGCAGGTGCGCGTGAAGCGCGTCCGGTTCCCGCGGCGCGCCGGCCAGGCTGAGCGCGTCGATCTCGGCCTCGACGATGCTGCCCTCGATGTTCAGGGCGAGCTCCTCGAGGAGGGCCGCCATCGTCACGGGTTCACGAGGAGCGAGATTCAGCATCGAGCACTTTCCCGGATCCCACGTAGATCAGACCACGAATGCGATCGGCGAATTGCCGCCGGAGTTTCTCGTCGTCGACGAGATCGAGGAACAGGGCCCCGATGGCTCGTACCAGACGCCGGACCTCGTCGATCGGCACGGCCTCCATCGGCTTCCCGTCGATGTAGGCGGTCACGAGTTGGAGATACGGAAACGATTTCGGCGCCGGGGCCTTGAGTCCTTTCTCGACGGCCTGATAGATCAGCTCGGGCTGTTCGCTCGCAATCTCCTCGAAAATCTTCTTGATCGACCCCTTGAACGAGCGCGGGACGCGGTCCTTCGACCCCTTTTTCCGTCCGCCTTTGGGTCGCGTTTTCTTGGTCCATGTCGTCCTCTTACGACCGCCGCGTGGCATGGCTGTCCGCCGATTCTTCGCCGATTGTCATGACAGGAACAGCTTCGACGATGCGACCGCAGCGCCGCGCGGCGTGTCTACCAGCTTGAGGGTCGCCAGCCGGCCCAACGGTTCCGAGAATCCGCCGCTCCGGAAGTTCGTGTAGCCCAGCGCGCGGGCGAGATCTTCGCGGCTCATGATGGTCGGGTACAGCTCGATGAGCTTCGCCAGGATGCGCTGCTCTGGACCCGGAAGCACGCCCATGATGCGCGCCTGCAGCGCGTCGGAGGTGGTCGGGGTCGCCGCGGCATCGGCGTGCGCGCGGCCGTCGTCGGTCAGGTCAATGACGCCAGCGATCGGCGACGCGGCGTAGCCGCCGGCAATCAGTCGGCCGAGGGGTTCCGAAAAGCCACCCGACCGGTAATTGGTGTACCCGGCCATCAGGGCGAGCTGCTGGCGATCGACAGGCGTGAGGCCCAGGGCCTCGAGCTCGGCCAGGCCGTTCAGAATCTTCTGCTCCGGCCCGGCCAAGTGGCCGTTCGAGGACGGCGCCGGACCCGTCACCACCCGCCTTATAACATAAGGCGCCTGGCGAACCGGGCGTTGAACGCCGGTGTCCGGTCGTGGTGTCGGCCTGACGGTCGATGGAACAACTGCATCGACCTTGTCGAGAATCCGCTGCACGCGCGTGCCGGACAGCCGCTCAATGAACAGCGCCCGTCGCTTCTCGACATCGGCGGACCACCGCTCGCCGGCCGCATCAATCTCAGCCTTGGCCCGGTCCGCGATCGACTGCAGCGTCGCATCGGCGCGGTCGGCGATGTAGGTCTTGAATCCGGCGAGTTCCTCGCGTACAGACTTCAGCAGCTCGCGGTCGGCGCCTGTCAGAACCGGGACGTCCTTCGGCTTGCCCGCCGGCGCCGGCGTCGCGGCCGCGCGGGCCAGCTCCTGCTCGGCCTTGGCTTTCTCGGCCTTCAGCTGCGCGATCTGTTTCTTGAGTTCCTTCGGGTCATCGGCCTTGGCCCGCTCGATCGCGTCCTGCATCTTCGTCTTCAGCGTGTCCAGATCGGGCTGAGCCAGCCGCTTCGGTTCGGTCTTGCGCTGGCCGATCTTGGGAGTCGCGCTCGAGTCGAACGTTTCGCGCCGGCGGATGCGGTGAACGCCGAAGAGTTTCAGATCCGGATGGCCGCTCGCGACGATGGCCGTGCCCGTCTGGAGGCCGGCGAGCTGGCCCATGACCTCGTCCCGCTGCGCTTTCGTGGCATTCGCCTCGAGCCAGTCCTTGATCCGGTCCTGGTCGAGAGGGCCCGGCGTGCGAAACGCCACGAGGACGTCACAGAGCTCGGAGACTTCCTTGTTCAGCCCGGAGCCGCGCTGCGTGAAGAGCACGGGACCGATCCCATGCTTTCGGCCGAGCTTCACGAGATCCTCGACGGCCCCGAGACACTTCGCGGCGTCCGGGTCGATCGGGCGCTGTGGCGCATACCGCTGCGCCTCATCGAGGAGCAGAAGCAACGGGTCGCGGTTCTTGTCGTACAGCCGTTCGAAGAACGCCGCCAGGAAGCGCACCTGTTTCCCTTTCGAGAAGTACTCGAGATCGAGGATGGCCGGCTGCTCGAGCGCGGCGATCGTCTCGCCGATGAATGCGCCAGCGCCGTCCTCCAGCGGCAGGTCGGCGTGGTCGCCGCCGAAGATCACGACCGGCAGACCGGCGCCTGTGCCGGCGGCCGTGCTCTTCAGCCCGTACCAGTCCCCTTTCAGGTCGATGGCGCAAAACCGCTGTTTGGCCTTGGCGGCTTCCTCGGCCGCGACGGACCCGAACGTGGTCTTGCCGGACCCGCGCGCACCGTACACCACCGTCGCGAGCGTCAGCCACTCGAGCGGCAGCGTGAGGTCGTCGGAAATCCTGAGCGTTTTCAACATCGGGAATAATTTCAGAATAATTCAGTCGCCCTATTTACTCCTGTGTGGCGGGGGCGTCGGACGGCTGGGCGGCCTCAAAGTCCAACAGGTCTTGCGTGGCTAGCGACAGCGCCTCTTGCACGTCCTCATGCGTCTCAAATACGTTCGTGTCGTCAGCCTCGTTGATTTGGCTCACACGTAGGAGCGCGACGGCGTGCTTCGCGATCTCCTCCAGCAACCATAACCGCTTGCGCTCCTGCGTCTTCGCGGCGAGGGCCGCTTCCGCCTTCTGCGCACGTTCCAATATTGCCCGTTCAAACTCACTCAACTCTCGACCGGTGCCGAGGCACGATCCACACGGAGCCCCACCGCGAATCCCTTTGTCGCAATCAGGACAGAGCGTCTGCGCGGCCAGGGCGTCGGCTTCCTTCAGCGCAGCGCGGAGTTCGTCAATGGCTGGCTGATCAAGAAACTCATCTGCATCGGTGTGAAGCTGAGCGTCAATGGCCTTCGCCGCAGCCATGACACGCTGCGTTGCTGGCGGCGCGGCGAGGGCGTCGATCGCTCTGGTATAAACCCCGATGTCCACGGCCGCCTCTGCCGCCTCCACGCCTGCCGTGCCGTGGGCAGTAGACCCAGGCTCGGCCGCCTCGGCCCTCGCACGGGCCTGTTCACAGTCACGTTCTCGGCGCGCACGCAATCCGACGAGCGACGCGATCAGCCCTTCGTGCGAGGTCCGGTCACCCACGCGCCTCGGGATTACGAGGGCGTCGGCGAGGGCGTCGGCGGCAGCGCGCAAAAGATCATGTGCCCGCTTCAGCACGTCTGCGTTCTTGGTTTTATGCGCTTCATCCAATCGCTCAATCTCACGGTGGCAGATTGCACCGATTGCTACTTGTGCCGCGCACTCGCGCAACTGCCTGACGAGCGCGGCCGTCTCAGGATTGGTCATCGCTTGGTCTCCGTCACTTTCGCGGTCTGGGGCGTGGCCCAGAGCGCCCCACGCGCCCACCCGAGCCGGGTGACCAGCTTGTCCCGGAGCAGCACGCCGAGCTGCTTTTTCACGTCCCAGTGCGGGGCCTTCACCTGCTCGACCAGGTCCCCGATCTTCATGGGCGCGCCGACCTCGGTGAGGACGTTGACAATCCGGTCGGGCAACGATCCGGGCGCGATCGGCGACCGTCTCGTCGATCGGGCGTTTCGGTTCACGGCGGAGCCGAGCCGTTTCATCGGTCGCCCGGATCGTGTCGCCGGGAGCGCCAGTCGTTCCTCCGGCAGGGCGATCTCCCCGTCCACATGAACCTCCAGGTCCTGACACCGTTGGAGCGACGCCATCAGATCACGCGCCGCCCGGGCCCGCGCTTCAAATGACTCGGCACGCTGTTCCAGCACCTTGAGCATCTCCAGGAGCGCCAGACGGCTCTGACCGCTCACGCCTGCCTGCCTGCCTGCCTGCCTCATTTGCGTGGACTCCGGCTCACGTCGGGTACACCGTCGATCGGCTGCCCTGGCGCATCTCGCGGAAGTCGAGCAGCGCGGCTGAGGCTTTCTCAGGGTCGAGGCCGACCTTCTCGGTGAGGAACTTGAACATCAGCTCGTCGGAGATCGCGGCTTCGATGGCCCCCTGCAGCATCGCGACCACCTCACGAGCTTTGTCGAGATCCATTTGGGTCAACTCGCCATTCATTGTGAAATCAATCCGCCCCTGTTTGGTGCGCGAACTGAGCAGCGTACTGACCGTGATGTCGGTTCCGGTCGATCCGGGTTTCGCCCGCAAGGCGAGGCCGTGCATGTCAATCACCTCGGCGCCGGCGTCAGTCTGAAACGCGTGGTGATAGTCGGCGGCCTTCAGCAGCGCCCGGACGGCCGCATAGACGGCGCCGGGCACGTCAAGAATCGCGTAGGTGTACGTCATCGCCTGCCGTCCACGCGCGTCATCTGACCGAGATCGTTCCGCTGGTACGTGCGGCCCTTGAACGGCCCCTTCGTGACCGTCACGCGCGGCGGACCGTCAGGCTGGTGCGCGTCCGGTGTCAGCAGGGCGAGATCCGATTCCGGGACGCCCGCCGCCAGGGCATCCTCGCGTGTGTCGTAGGTCCGGCCTGTTCTGAGATCCATGTAGGTGCTCCCTCCGTCAAGCATTCGGATCAGATTAGCGACTGGCGTTCAGTCAATTACCTCTTCCCGGCAGCGGCCTTCTTCTTCGGCCGCTGGATCTGCTCGGCGCCCATCCGCGTCTGCAGGCTCTTCATGTAGTCCCGGTTGTGGATCTGGTGCTTCCATTCCAGCGTGACCTTCGCGTGCTCCGGCCCTTCCGGATCGTCCTCGAAGAACGTCTGGAGCACCTCCACGAGCTTCTCCTTCAGCTCCACCGGCAAGGTCTCGTCGTCGGTGATGACGTTCACTTTCACGAGCGTGATCATTGCGCCTCCGCGGTGGCCTTCGCGTAGCGATACCCGCGCAGCCACCAGAGTCCGGCCAGCGACGATTCCTCGTAGGGACACGGCGTCGGTGACCAGCCGTCCGCTTGCTCTCGCTGATCGTGCTTCGCTTCCGCGAGGCCTTTGCGCCAATGTCGTTCGATGAACTCGCGATCGCTCTTCTCTTGGGCCGTCACGTGCGGATACGTCTCCGGATCATCGAGCAACGTCAGCACCCATTCCAGGGTCCCGACGACGGCCGCGTGCAGATCGGACTTCTTCTGCCGACCCGCGATCGCCTCGCGGTCCCGCTTGGCGAGGTTCTCGTGCAGCATCGCGTGTACTTCAGCGCGCAGCTTTGACTGCGTCACGGTCTTGACCAAGGCGATGGGCATCAGGCCTCCGCGCTGGCGGCGCCGTTTGGCTTCGCGCCCTTCTTCAGCCGCGGCGCCTTCTTGCCGCCCCTGTTCTGCTCATCGAGCACGTCGCCGGCGGCGGGATCGGGCGTGGGGGCGATTTCGTCGCTGCTGAACTCGAACGAGAGATCTTCCGGTTCGAAGCTGTAGTAGAGCTGCGCGCCGAATTGCGCGGCCAGGAAGTCCCGCTGGAGCCGCGGCGCCAGATCGAACTTGGCCTTGAGGGTCGCTTTCAGCCAGCTCGTGCCGGCGTCCTCGTCGGTTTTCTTGACGACGACAAACGAGCCGATCTCGACGTTGCGCAGCTGGATCAGCTCGACGCTGCCGTCGACGCCGGCACAGACCCGGACGGCCTGCTTCCCCACACGCAGATCGAGCGTCGCTTTCTCCAGCTCCGGCCGGACCTCCCCCTTCGCAAAGAGGTGATCGTGGACCTCAGGCCCTAGCTCCTTGGCCAGCGGTTCCATGAGCGGGTCGAGCACGAGGCTAATCTCGGCTTCGCGGTGCTGCACGCCATCGTCGTCCGTGCCGACCGTGAGCTTGGCAATCGCCATATGGAGCAGGATGTTCTTGCGTCGGAAAATCATCGGTCTCCCTTTCAAGCGGCTCGGGCGAGCCACCGCTGAACCCACTGAATCGCTTGGCCGTTCTTGACCTGCCGCGGCGTCACGCGCAGCACGGTCCAGCCGAGAATCGCGGCCTCGGCGTACTTCTCCGCGTCGGCTTCGAGCCCGATGCCACGCGAGTGCCGCCCCTGAATGAACACGCCGCCTTCGACCTCAACGGCCAGGCGCTGCTCGACGAACGCCACGTCGAACCGCCACTTCCGAACCGGATGAAACCGATGCTCGGTCGTCGGCGCAGGCAGGTTCAGCAGCCGGCACTGCTGGACGAGCTGCGGCACGAGCGTCACGGCGATGCGGCTCACAGCGCCGCCTTCCCGGTTTCCCAATACGGGATGCGACCGCGCGCCCACCGATCGAGGTCGCGATACATGTCCTCGCTGATGAGCATCAGCGTCGCCCACTCTGGGTAGTACTGCTCTAGGAGTTCAAGCTGGCGGTCGAAGCGGTCGGTCCATTTCCCCTTGACCTCGTGGATGCGTTCCCATCCGGTCTCGGCTTCGACGACGACGAAATCCGGCGTCCATGACATGACGTCGCGCTTCTGATTCGGAAAGACGAACGTGCGCGGTTCGTACTGCCAGGACGTCAGCACGCCCTTCTCAATGCAGTGATTCAGATACCTGGCGTAATTCGCTTCCCAGGCCGACCGGAAGAACATGTCGCCGAGATCGGCGCGCCGGCCTCGACGGGCAAAGCTGTAGATGGCCTCGTCGGGCGCCGCGGTGCCGCGGCCGTGACGTGCAACGCGGGTCGCGAGCATCCGGTCGATGCGGTCCTGATGGGCCTCTGGGTTGATCGCTTCCCACCATCGGCGCCAGCCCGCTTGGCACTTCGCGATGTTTTCTGGCGTGTGTTTCTTGCCGAGCATCCCGCGCGGATGGCCGTTGCGCTGCAGCGCGGCGCGCGTGTTCGCCGAGATCAGGGCGCGGTGCGCCTGGCTGCCACGCTCGAGCCCGGCCAGCGGCAGGCGCGGCTGCGTCGTCTTCGGGCGGGAGAGGTCGGTCAGGCCGAGTTGGCGCGCCTTGCGAGATAGGTTGTGCCAGTTCCGGCCGAGCGTCTTCCCCAGCGCCTCCAGACCAATTGGGCCGCCCGCGGTCGCTGACGCGTACGCGGCGCGCAGTTGACGGATCTCCTCCTCGGTCCACGCCCGGTGCTTCTCGGCCAGGCCGAGGACCAGGCACCGGTTGCGGATGCTGCCGACGGTTCGGCCCAGCGTGCCGCCAATCTCCGCAGCGCCCTGGCCCCGGAGGTAGAGCGCGCGCAACCGAGCATCGTCGGCCGACGTCCACCGCGGCATCCGCAAGGGATTGCTCATGACGTCGGCTTCGCCTCGCTGTGCTCGGCCGGGCAGGTGCAGGTCGCGCAGTGCCGGCCGGGCGTCAAGAGTTCAATCGCGCGTTCTCGGTTCGGCCGCCGGCGGACATAGCCCTTTCGGATGAGGGTGTCGATGTGCTTCCAGGCCGTGGAGATCGCGTGCACCGGTGGCACGAGACCGTCGCAGATCTCCTGAATCGTCGGCGAGACGCCGTTCGTGCGAACGGTGGCCTGGATGAAGTCCAACACCTCACGCTGGCGCGGGGTGAGCGGCTGCAGCGTCATGCGGAGGCCTCGACCGCCGCGAGGCGCCTGGTCGTGCCGATCGCGACGTATTCCTCGCTCAGTTCAATCCCGATGAAGGCGCGACCGTGCTTGTCGGCGACGAGCCCGGTCGTACCGGCGCCGGCGAACGGATCCAGCACCGTGCACGGTTCAATCTCGCGGAGCGTGTGCCGACAGGTGGGTTTCCAGCCGACTGTGATGCGCTCGCGCATCCCTTCAAGGATTCGCTTCTTGACCTCACTCGGGTCTTGCGCGCCGGCGGCGTCGTACGCCTTCCTGGCCTTGCCGTGGTACTGACCGTCGCGGTCGGCGCCGCCGACTTTCTTCTGCTCGACGAGCTCAGCACCCTTCTGGATGATCCGAAGGAATGGCGCGCCGCAGATCGAACAGCAACCATACTCGGACGTGCCTGCGAGAATGCAGGGCTCCACCAGCCGTGGCGGGAAGGTCGCGAAGTGCGCGCCGGGAAACCGCGCTGTCGACAACGTCCATACTGATCGGCGATTCCGGCCTCCACCGGCTTTCCACGGCACCGAGAATCCCTGATGGGCGTTCTTGAGGCGTGGATTGCCGCCGTGATCGACGCGGTGCTTGCGCGTCTTGTTTCCCGCCGACTGACCTGAATCACCCTCGCGGATCGCGTCGGCGTCGTAAAAGTAGTTCTCGCTCTTCGCGAAGAGGAACAGGTATTCGTGGGATTTTGTCGGCCGGTCCTTGATGGACTCCGGCATCGGGTTGGTTTTCGCCCAGATGACATCGCAGCGCAGATACCAGCCCGCTTCGCGGAGCGCGAATGCGACCGTCCAGGGGATCCCGACGAGATCCTTCGGCTTGATGCCAGGCGCGACTTTATGGGCGACGTCGCCGCGAGGCAGTCGATCGCGACGGAACGAGGACCGGCAACCGATGCGCTGGCCGGCGAGCTTGCTCTGCTCCTGACCTTGCTTCGACCCTTCAAGGCCTGACTTCCCACCGACATCCCCGCCGCGGCTGCCGGCCGCATAGCAGTCGCCGAGGTTTAACCAGAGCGTGCCATCGTCACGCAGCACGCGGTGGACTTCCGTAAAGACCTCGACCAGGTGTGCGACATAGCGATCAGGCGTTGGCTCCAGGCCGAGACAGCCGCGCCACCCATCGCCCCATTCAGTCTCTGGGACCGAATAATCGCGGAGCGACCAGTACGGCGGCGAGGTCACGACGCAGTGGACGGAGGCCTCCGGCAGCCGCGGCAGCACGTCGAGGACGTGGCCCTGCAGAATCACCGTTTCCTCTTGAACTGCTGACGGCCTGGACAAGTCGACCAGTGCACGGTCGATGCGTCGACGGTGAGCAGCGTCCGATCGGTGAAGACTTCAGTCTCGGTGACGATGGGCTCTGGCTTCGCGTCGAAGCACATGAACTTCGAACTCTTCACGAGCTGCGCCCACCAGATGCGCTTCCGGCAGAGCTTCGATCGGCAGATGTCGGCCCGCACCGTATCGGCCCAGATCTTCAGCGTCCGCTGGGCGGCGACGGTCGTCACGGTTCGGCGTCCTCTGGATCGCCGCCGTAGTCGCCGATCCATTCGCCCAGCGGGATCTCGTCCGTTGACACCATCACATAGGTGCCGGGTAGCTGGGCCAACCATTCGCGCGCCTTCGCGCCGATCTGATCGCCGTCCCGGTGCGCGTAGTAGGCGACGTCGAGTTGGACGGGCTCGGAGTGGTCGTTCTCCGGGTCATCGTCGCGGAGCCAATCGAGCCGATAGACCGGGACCATCCGATCGTCGATCTCGGGCGCCTGAGATTCGTCAGTGGCTGTCGGCGGGTGATGCGCGCCCATGACGAGCGCGGCGCTGAACTTGATCCCCGCGACGTGCTTCCCGAAGGCCGGCAGCGCGACCTTGAGCAGGTGTTCCCATGCCTCCTGTTCGATGTTGGCCTTGCGGTTCTCTTCCTCCTGGCGCTTCCAGTAAGCGTCACGTGTGAATGTCTCGGTCTTGCCCGCCCTGGCTTGCTTCTTCGCGACGGGCCAATGCTTCGGGCAGCTCTTCTTCGTGCAGACGTCCAGCACGCGGGCGGGCCCGCCGTGCGTGATGACGCCGCGGACCGTGTACTCGCACCGGGCGGCCGGGTTTTTGACCTCGCGCCACTTCGAGGGGGTGAGCGGAATGTGATCGGTCTTGCCGGCGCCGAGACGCATCCGCGCCATCGGATCGTCGGAGAGCAGCACCATCGTCGACGTCGCCTCGTCGATGGCGCGCTGGACGTCCGCCTCGGTGTCGTCCCCGACCACCGGCGCGACCGGTTCCTCGATCGCCGCCGCGAGCTCGGGCTGGAAGTGCCGCGTGTCCTCCGAGGTCGGATCGAAGGCCGACTTCGTCCGGATGAACTTCTCCAGCTCGTTCAACGGCCGCAGATCTTCCCGCTGCGGGATCCATTCGTCGCCGTACTCGAGGAGCGGCGACCGCCGCCAGACGACGCCATTCTCGGGATGGGCGGCTTGCTGACGGAGCTTCAGCGGCAAGCGCAGCAATCGTTCCGCGTGGCCGATCGACAGCCGATCCTCGGCCAGGGCCGTCCGGAGGGTGTCGTCCAGCTCGAGGAGCTTCAGCCGGCGGTAGACATGCGATTCGGTCTGTCCGGTGCGCCGGGCGATCGCCGCATTCGTGTAGATCCGTTTGTCGGTCCGCTGCAGTGTCGCGTACGCCTCGGCTTCGTCGAGCGGGTGCATGTCCTGGCGCTGCAGGTTTTCCGAGAGGGCCACCTCGAGGGCCTCGGCGTCGGTCAGGGCCTTGACCACGCACGAGGCGGACGTCAGCCCCGCGCCGCGTGCCGCGCGGAGGCGCCGGCTGCCGGCGACAATCTCGAAGAGGCCGTCATCGATCGGCCGCACGATCATCGGCTCGAGGAGGCCTTTCTCGCGGATGGAGGCTGTGAGCTCCTCGAGTGTGCCCGCGTCGTAGTGCTTGCGCGGATTCCACGTGTTCTCCTGGATGAAGTCGAGACTGATCGATCGGTACTCGTCAGGCGTCCGCGCACGCGGGGCCTCAGCAACAGCAGCGGCAGATCGGGCCATGGGGGGGTTACTCCTTCAGCAGAGGGTGGTCGTCGAACACCGAGCCGAGCCCGGCGTCGGAGACTTTCGTGAAACCTTGGGCATCCCGTTCCGCGAACGGATCGCCCTGCGCGCGTGCCGCCTGGATCGCGTCCCAGTCCACCGGGCCGCTGGCACACCGCTGGCACCGCAGGCGGCGTTTCAGCGGGCTCAGACTGGACAGGCCCTCCAATTCGATGATCTGCATCGGCTGGTCCGGCGCGATCTCCCGCCAGCAGCCGCCGCACCGCTCGTGCTTCTGCGCGACCGTCCAGGTCCTCATTCGACCCTCCGGAACGGGACGCGCGGTAGATCGGCCTTGAGGTACAGCGGATGCTTCGGCGATCCATTGAAGGTCTGCCCGAGGCACTCGAGCGTGAGGCCTGCCTGAACGACGGCGCGTTCGACGACGGCGACGCGCGCAAGGAACCGCGGCCCGATGAGCTGCCCCCACGCAGCGACGACCGTCGAGGCGTGGGCGACCGCGCCGGCGATCGTCGCGTCATTCCTCGGGCCGACCGGGTCGGGATGGTCGAAGACGACGTACGCCTGCGGCGACTGAATCGCGTAGAGGTTCACGACATCGAACCCGCCGAACCCCCAGGACACGGAAAAGTCCAGGCACCGGGCGAGCGTCCGATCGTCCTGGCGGTGGTCGCCGGTGCTCGGATTGAACATGGCCCAGAGCACCCGGGCCTTCGCCGGCGCCCAGGTTCGCCACAGCAGATAGCGGTACGGCCCTTCGATCACGGCGCCGCGCTCGATGCCGTCGCCGAAGAGCGCGGGCTGATACGCCGTCCTGGCCGGCCTCATCGGTACCGCCCGCCCATGGCCATCCGATCGACGCGCGCCAACCGCGCCCGTCCGTGCTCGGTCTGGAGTTGCCTGGCGCGCTGGGCAATCGCCCCGTCGACGATCACGGAGAGTTCGCGCGTGTGTTGCCAGGTCGCGCCGAGTTTCGTCGCAATGCCCTTGAGGTGGTTGAGCAGCTCGGCCGGATTGACGCCGTGCGCGTCGATGAAGGGCGCCCCCTGTGCCATTGCCAGGTGCGCCGCCTTGTAGAGATGGCCCTTGACATTCCAGACCGAGAACGCCATCCGCGCGGGTCGGGCGCGCGCTGGCAGCGCGCCCTGATCTTTCTGCTTTTGATCTTGATCTTCAGAAGCAAAAGCAAGAGCAAAAGCAAGGCATTGCAAAAGGGTCCGGTTTGCATATGCAAACCGCCGATTGAGCTCATGCAAACGCGCACGCTCGGCCGCCCACCGAGCGTCAGCCGCCTCCCGTCTGACCCGACTGTTCTTCTGCTGTTTGGCTCGCTCCCGCTCTTGGCGCGGGTTCCGGCGCTTGCCGTCCGGCCCCTGCGGAAAGAGCGGGTCGAGCTTCATCCAGATCTGCTGAAACTTCTTTTTCGACGTGACCTTACAGAGCGGCTGGACCTCATCGAGGTCTTCCGGCAGGCCGTCCTCGAGCCACGAATGGTCGAGTAGCCGCCGATAGATGCCCTCGACCTCATTGGTCATCCGCTGCATTCGGACATCGCTCAGGGCGTCCTTCGGATACCACTGGTAGGCCGGCGACTTCTCCGGCTCACGCGAGATGTGTGTCTTGACTGGGGGAAGCCCAGGTTGTTCGTGCACGCCCGTTCCTTTCCCGCTCCGAACTTCGAACTACGAACTTCGAACTGGTGTCACCGTCACGTCGACCTGCACCGCTCGCTCGTCATCGCTGTCTGGCACCTGCCGTTTGTGCTTCCAGAGCAGCACGCCGGAGCTATCTGCGACGAACTGGCCATCGGCGTCGGCGAGGGCCCACAACCGGCGTGTGTCCACCTTGACGGATGCCCTTTTCGTCGACGCCATCAATTCACTCCGCCGTACTCAAACCGTTGTTGAAGGCCGCCCCTCTCGCGTACCCGCCACGGGTGCGCACTCTTCCCGGTCACCCGACACGTCCGGAGCGGTAAGGCTTCGATGAGGCCCCCGCCGCGCATCGTCCCGTCGCGCAGCCGTTCGCCCGGCCCGAGAAACGTGAGCCGCGGCGCGACCAGCCGGGCATCGTCCCGCGGGATCTCGCCGTGTTGATACATCCAGCGGGCGAGCTCGGCCGCGGTCGACCACTGTCCCGTCGCGTTCCGCCGCCAGGACAGACACCGCAAGACCTGGGCGACACGTCGCGGCAGATGGCCGGCGTCGCGTAGCACGGCGTACTGGACGCGCGAAACCTTCCGGACGATTTTGCGTACCGCCTTCGGCGGCCGGGTGATGTCCTCGAAGCACAGTTGCTCCTCGCTCACGTCGCCCGTAGTAACAATGTCCGCGCGCAGCGCCTCGAGCACGCGTGCCCGTTCAGCCGCAGACGGCACATCCGGCGTCCGCTCAGGTTTGGCCTTCGGCGCCTGGAGTTGCCGCGCGGCAATCGCGCGATACTCCTCATCTGTCCTCTTCACCGCTAGCACCGCATGCCCGCAGTCGCAGACCAGGTGGACGACCTGGACGCCAGCGAGCGTTCGGCGCTCGAGGTAAGTGAACTTGTGTCGGTACGGCGCGAAGAGACGAAAGAGGGCTCGGATCATGAGAGCCGCTCCAACACACCCACGGCGCGCTCACGATAGACCGCTCGACGCATCTCTCGCAGCACCTTCCACATGGCGTGATCGAGCAAGGCTTCCAGGACGGCCTTCCGGCTCTGACCAGATGCCTGATAGCCGCAGTCCTCGCAACGTTGATAGGTCCAGCCGGTCGCCGGAATGGTGGCGATGTCCATCAGCGCGATGCTCCTAATAACCTGAGCAGGTCTTTTGCTTGCCGCACGGTGATCGTGCCGACGAAGTGATCGGTCATGCCCTTGGCCCCAGCGTCTTCGACAATCTGGTGGAGCCGTTCAATCCCGCTGGCATACGTCTCGCGCTGCCACTGCTGATGTTTCTGGTCAGCATCACGCGCGACGGCGTTCGCCTGCTGTTCGGCGACTTCCTCGCGGTTTGGCTCCCACCTGGGGCCGGTTGGTTGGGCCCAGTCAAACATCACCGGCCTCCGTGGTTCTCGAGCGCTTGTGCATGGCCCATCTGGAACGCCGCCCACTTCCAACTGTCCGTCTCGATCGCGTACGGGTTCACGCAGGGCTGATCGAACTGCCAACTCCTGAATCCGGCTTGAAACTCAGGATTGAGCAGCGCCTGCACCCTCCCTGGGAGGAGGTACCAGATCGCTCGGGCACGATCACGATCGGTGACAGACGACATGACGCTGGTCATCGGCCACCTGCCGCGACATCCTTCGTCTCGATCGCGCGCACGCCGGGAATCTTGTTCAGTCCGTCGCGCATCGCCCGGGCCATGGACGTGAGCGCCGATTGATTGACCTGGAGCAGATGCGCGTGCTCGGGATGGGCCGCGCAATGTTTGATGAGCGCTGGCATGTTCACGCACTGGCCCGTCCAGCGGGTGACGTACGTGATGCCGGCAACGCGGGGCGTCGCTTTCGGGACGAGCGGCACGGGGGGGGCCGGCGCCTGGATAGCCTCCTCGACGAGCTGATGGGCTTCGGTGACGAGCCCGTGGTCACCGTACTCGCGCCCTTCCTGCTCGAGGGCGGCGGCGCGCTCGAGCGCCTCGGTCTCGGCCTGGCGGCGAGCCTCATCTTCGATGCGGCGCTGTTCCTGACGCCGGCGTTCTTCCTGCGCCTCGTCGAACGCGACCAGCCGGTTCTTGATCGTCCGCTCGGCCTCGGTGAGCGGGAGCTCGATCTTGCGTTTCTGCGCGCACGCGGTCTGGTGCGCCCGATGCGCGTCGGCAATGATCGGGTTGAACGTGTCGTCGGCTTCCTTGCGGAGCGCCTTGATGGCCAGGAGCAACTCGCTCGCGGCCACATAAGACGGCGCGTCCGTGACGAGGACGGCGTTGGCCTTCTCCGGCCACGTGAGCGCCTGCTGCAGGACCTCGAGCCCGGGCACAGGTTGATCAGCGACGGCCATGGGCCACCTGCCAGTGCGCCACCCGAAGCGCCGCCAGAAAAGTCTGTTCGTCGTGCGGATCGTCGTACGGGATTACGCGGTAAGTGCCGTCCCCGGGGATCACGAGTGCGGCCCGCGAGAAGGCCACGGGCCGGTCATAGAGCGACTTCGCCATGCGGGCGTACGCGGCCAACTGGATCGAGGTCGCTGGATAGTCGGCGGGCTTGATGTCGAAGAGTCGCCGCCGCAGCGCATGGTCGGCCGAGTGCTGCACGATCAGATCGAGCGTGCCGGCGGCGCCGATCGTCAGATCAGAGACCAGCGTCTCGGAGCGCTCGACCTCGCCCCCGACCTCAGCCCGGAAGAGCCGGTAGCCGGTGAGATACCCGACCAGCCGTTCATCGAGCGTGCCCTCGTCGAGCGCCCCCTCATTCTCGAGCGCGACCATCTGATGGACCATGGCACCGCGGTCACGATGCCAATCGCTGAACCAGGGGGCGCTGAAATCGGTGATGCCGACGAGGTCCAACACGCGCGTCACGCCGAGGAGCTCGCGATCGCCGAAGAAATACTGGTGACTCGCCGTGCGCACCAGCGTGGGGGCGGTGGCGCTAGAAGTCATCGCTGCCCGGCTCACGTTCGGTGGCCGCCCCCGTGTGCTCGACCGCCTTGCAGATTGCCTCGTAGTCCTTCTGGAGGATGTCGCGACTGTGTTCGACGTGGTAGTGCTGCTTCAGCCAGGCGCGGAGCGCCTCCTTCTCCCAGCCGGCCTTCATCGCGATCGCGAAGAAGCGCTTGCCCTGCTGCTCGGAGATCTTTGCGCCGCCGTTGGCGACCGGCTCGGCCTTACGCTGCGGCGGCTGGATCGGGGCGCTCGGCGCCGGCGCCCCAGGGTCGTCCGGATCCTCGCCGCGCACCACTTCCTCGGCCGACACTTCGCCAAATCCGACGAGATTCGAGACGGCGCGATTGAACGCCCGCGTGTGCGCATGGCCGCGCACGTTGTGCTCGGTTGCCTCGGCCGGCAGGATGCGCCAGTGAAAGTTCGGATCGAAGTCCGGACAGGTATGGTGCGGGAAGTGCAGCGTGCGCTTGGCGCCAGGACGCTCCGGATGCGGACACTTGAACCGTCGCGCCTTCTCGACGGCAAAGCAGGTCCCGTCGCTCACGACGGTGCGTCCATTCGGCGCCGTCGCTCGATAATCGACGATGTAACCGAAGTTCTCGCGCCCGTCCTCGAAGGTGCCGCTGACTTCGCGGCGCTCAGCCATTGGCTCGACCCGGAGGCCGAAGGCGACGGCGATCGCGCGCCAGTACCCCTTCTTCCGGAACGGGCGCCCGTCGAGATTCATGATCTGCTCGGGCATGGAGCGATCGAGCGCCGTCTGCAGATCGCGGTAGGCCGTCAGCGCCTTCGCCATTTGCGCGCCCGTGAAAATCGGCAGGGGCGAATCCACCATGGGCGACAGGGCCTCCGTCGCCGACGGTGCATGGGCGATCTCATCGTCGCTCAGATGGTCTCCGCCTGGTTTCATCATCGTGGTCGTCATGTCGCGTGCTACACTGGGCGTTGACATTTCGTTCTCCTCGAGGCCGCCCTGTTCCAGCAGTGCGGCCTCAACTGTTCCTGGGTCACCGTGTTCGATTGGGCACCTGCGTCAACGCACTCCCCGCCACGGATCGCACCGCTTCGATCACCGTCAAGATCACGGCGGCCTGAGCGTGGTCGGTCGCGGAGTAGTTCGCCGACATCGACACCTCCTCCAGCCATGTCACCGCGACGGAGAACTTGTTGCCGTTGAGCAGTTCGCCCGCGATCGAGGCGACCGCCGCAGAGGTCTGCTCGCGGTTCGGCCGTGGCGGGGTCGGACGATTCGGTTTGGGCATGGTTCAGAACTCCAGTGCCGGTCTCTCCCGGCTGTCCCCCGTTTCATAGGCGCGTGGTTGCAAGGGCACGCACCGCCCCGCGTTCATCTCGCCCGATGAAGGGCACGCGGTTTGAACTCACTTCCGCAAACGCGGGCTATCGATCTGACTCGAGAGCGCGAGCGGTTCAAGGAGGTCCAGGACAGAGCGACTGGCCGCTCGCATGGACCGCGTTCGCGAAACTGCATCTACCAACTCCCCCACTTGGCGACCTCGGCGATCGCCACGGCTGCAATCACCGACGCCCCAACCAGCGCCCAGACGTAGATCCCGATCCAGTCGATCGACGGACGCGGGCGTTTCTCCACCCGATCCGAGAGGTCATCCGTCCAGTACTCGGGCATGGCCCTTACCCTCCCGACCTGAGCACCACCACCAGCACGGTGATCGCAAACACGACGACGATCCACAACGCCAACCAGAGACTGGTGCGCATCGGCTCAGGCCACCTGTGCGAGTGACGGCGATGCCGGCGCCTGCGCCTCGGGCTCACAGCTCCGGCAGAGCGGCACCTGGTGCCCGTTGAACTTCGTCGCGCTCCAGTGAATCTCGGAGACGTCCGTGTAGGTCCGGCAGTGCCAGCACTGGACGTGCGTCTCGCGCGTCAGCCGCAACTCATGCGCGAGCGCCGTGGTCACGGCCGAGAGAATGAACACGACGACGATGGCTTCGAAGAGGGTCATGGACACAAGCTCCTAACTGAACACGTGGTCGGGTTCGATCCCGATCGCGGCGCACTCGTCGGCGTGCGTGCTCGACGTCGATCGGTCTGGCACGACGAGACTCGCGTTCACGTAGCGGTCGAGATCTTCGGGACGGATCCGCAGGCGCGGTTTCGGGCCATCGCCAAGGCGGACGGCGCGCAGGGTGCCGGCCTTCACGAGCTCATAGACCGTCCCGCGGGTGACCCCGAGCTGCTCGGCCGCTTGCTGGGGCGTCAAGAGCGGCTTCATGACGCCGCCTCTTTTCCCGGATGCCCGATCGTCACGACGGTTTCCACCGTGACGTCATCACCGCGCAGCTCGGCCAGGGCAATCACAAATCCGCGACGGAGTTCGGGGACAGACAGAAAACGGGAGAGAAAACTGGACACGTCCGCGCCGGAGACCCACCGCGCGACCTTGCTCGCATCGGCGTAGCCCATCCGAAAACTGGCTTCTTGCTGAGTGAGCCCGGCGTGCCGCAGCGCTTCGGCAATCAATAGGCCGATCACCTTCGCCTGCCCGTCAAGTTCGTTGACGGTCACCTTCGCCTTCATGGCAATAGGCCGGACTGGAATCCCGTTCAGGCGCGGGTCAGAGTGTCGAGCCATGTCAGCTCCCCGACCCGTTCGCGTGATCGTGCAACTGCGTGACGCCGCCCGGGGCGTCCTGAACGTCGTCACGACGGCCGTGCCGGCGCACGGCCAGGATGCATCCGAGAAACGCGTTGTCCTTCCCGTAGTGGATCTCCAGCGGCACGCCGCAGGCGCTGCAGGCCCCCTCGCGTCCGAGGTGGCCGCAGGGATCCGCGACGTCGCGGTAGCCGTCCGCCTGTTGCGTTGGCGACGCCGCCGCCTCGAGCGCGCGCTGGAGGGTCGGTGACATCAGGACGCCGCCTGCCGATCAGTGAGTTCGGTGAACAGGTCCTCTTCTGTGACCTTGAGTTCCTTCGCGAACTTCGCGCGGATTTCGGCCGGAGGAATCCAGCCGGTCTTCTCGATCTTGCTGATGTCGCTCTGCGGCACGCCGACGCGCTTGGCCAGCTCGACCTGCGTCAACTCCGCCTTCTGGCGGGCGGCCCAGAACTGAGGGTTCATGGGTTAGAGAGTATAGATAATCTAGACTATTGTCAACATTTAATCTGTTCGAATGTTATGGACTGTCTAAATAATTGCGTTATTTGAGGTTATCGGGATGATCCGGAGCGTGACCTACGGCGAACGATTCGCACAACTCCGGCTACGGCTCGGTCTGACCCCTGCGCAATTAGCCCATCGGCTCTTTGGCGATGCCGAACGGCGGGCTAATGTCTCGGCGATCGAACAGACCGCAGGCCGGATTCCGACACCGAAGATCGTGCGGAAACACGCCGAGGTCTTGAGTTGCGACGTGAGCGAGCTCGTGGTGCCCGTGGACGATACCTGGCTCGATCGCGCCCGCCGCGGCGAGTTCGATACTTCACCGAGGGAGGCGCATATGCGAGGATCGCCCCTGGAACCTCGGACCGCCAGGAGACGGCGCGCAAACTCGAGCTAGTTCATTCGGCCGAGTGCTCCCCGGCGGATACCAGAGGCGCGCACTCTGACGTCCCCTCACGAAAGTTGAAAGCAAGGAGGATGCTCAAGGTGCGCCTGATCAGCGAACGGAACAACGTGACACGAACGGACTCGAGCGGACAGAAGTGATCAAGTCCGCCGCCGCGGAGCCTTTGATTCAAGGTGTGCGATGAAGCGATGCCCCTATTGTGCAGAGGAGATTCAAGACGCGGCGATCGTTTGCAAACACTGCGGGCGCGATCTGCCGAAGCTTGGCGTGGCCGAACCGCCTACGCGCAAGAAATCGAACGCCACCTTATGGCTCGCGCTCATCGGGTTGGGTATTTTGATCGTGGTCGGCCTTTCCCGCATGGGGCGAACCGTACGAACCCAGATCGACCTCAGCGACGCGCAAGCGTTCGTCAGCAACGCAGAAGCGAAGGGACAAATCACGCGCTTGGAGTGTCGAACGCAAGACAGCGGCGTCCATGTCGACCGCGTGTTCTGGGACTCCATTCCTGGCGACGGCAATAAGGAAGGCTTTATGCTGCTCGTGGCGCGCGTCTGCGTGGAACGGACTCAGAACGACCGGATTGTCGTCTATCAGGACGATACGGGCGCGCGCCTCGCCGACTTCGATGGGCAAGCAAGCCACTTCAATCGATGAGCGTCTACAAACGCGGCGCGCATTTCGCCTACGACTTCGAGCTCTTCAAACAGCGGTACACGAGCCACGGCTTTGCGACGCGTGATGACGCGGAGGAAGCCGAAGCGCAGAAGAAACGCACGCTCCGTCGTCGCGCTGCCGGCCTGGAGGCGCTTGACGCCAAGGACACGCCGCGCTTCAACGAGTGGGCCGCTGTCACGTTGAAGTTCCAGACGAAGCGCAAGAAACTGAAGAGGCCGGACGAGGCGAAGAACACGCTGCGGATGGTGCTGGCCTTCTGGGGCTACGCGCCCAAGGAGAAGCCTGTCCAGGGCGGCCTCTATAAGGACCTACGGCTCGGCGATCCGATCCAGCGCCCCGAGCTGATCGGCGAGTTCGAAGACTGGATGGGCGTGCGGGGGCTCTCGGGCGCACGGAAGAACCACTATCGCAGCGCCCTGTCGATGATGTACCGCGTCGCGCTCTACCCTGAGAACCGGACGCGATCAGGCGTGCGCGAGAATCCGTTTCGTGACGTCCTCCGCGATCGCGTTGAGCGACGCACGGCCGTGCCGGAGTTCGACGATCTGCAGCGCTGGATCGCGTCCGCACCGGTGCCCGTGGCGCTCGCCGTGTCGATCGGACTCCTCACGCCAGCGCTGCGGTTCGGCAACGTCGTGATGCTGACACGAAAACAGATCAGCCGGGATCTCATGACGCTGACGGTACCGCACAAGACGGACCGCGACACGGGCCTGCCGCTCGTCGTGCCGATCTCGCCCGGGTTGCGCCGGATCCTGAAACAGGTCTATGACGCCTCTCCAGGCGATCCGTATGTCGTGCCCCTCGAGACCAAAAAGCGGTACTGGGAGCTGCACCGGTTGGTGCGCCTGTCAATCACAGCGGCGGGGCTCCCCTACGGCCGCAAGAATCCCGACGGCATCACGTTCCATACCTTGCGGCATGCGGTCGCGACCTGGCTCGCGCGCTGGAAGGTGAGCCCGGATCTGCGGCGCCGGGCGTTGGCGCATCGCACCGTCCAGATGACCGACTGGTATACGCACCTGGCCGGGCTCGACACGCGCCCGACGATGGCGCTCATCGACCGCCGGTTGCCGATCGCGGCGACCCTGGAGAAACGGCTGCAGGAGCCGCGTCCGGCGGTCAAAACTCCCGCAAAAAAATCTGTTGGCTGA